AAGGAGATCTTCCAGGGTGTGAACCGGACCAGCCCGACCCTGCGGGAGGTCTTCGACGGTGGTGAAGACTCGATGGATGCCTACCTGGAGACGATCCACCGGACCCGGGCGATCAACGCCGGGATCCCGGACGACGAGCGTGGCTGGAAGGTGGAGCATCACGCGGAGCCGGCCGACCCGCAGACAGCGGACCGGGTGAAGAACCTGGCCTACCTGGCCGAGCAGGCGGTCGGCCACTACGACCAGGGCTCCCAGGAGTACTCCCAGCTGGCGAACCTGGCCACCGACCTGAGGATGAAGGACCTGAAGACGCCGAAGGAGCTGGGGGCCGCAGTCGAGGAGAACAAGCCGGCGGTGGACCTGCTGGCTGCGATGCTGCGGGAGAAGAAGATCCACAACTACGAGCCGGCCCCGGAACCGAAGCCGAAGCCACTGGGCGGTAGCGGCGGTCCGATCCTGACATGACCATCACCCCGGCAGTCGAGCTTCGGTTCCATCCGACCGACCTCGACCATGCCGCGCTGCGCGAGGCGATCCGCCCGCCCGGGACTCCGAGCGAGGCGATCGAGGCAGCCCTGGTGATGGCCCGGCTGTCGGTGATCACCGCGGCCAAGGCCGAGGTGGCTCAGCTGACCGGGGAGATGAGCGCGGCCAAGCTGATCGGGGCCGCCGACCTGGCCTGGCAGCTCTACGCGCCCAAGTTCGTCCGGACCCTGGGGCCGGTCTTCGCCGCTCAGTACTACGAGACGATGAAGGCCGCCGGGGCCGGGGAGATCCCGATGTCCACGGTCTACGCCCTGGCCGAGCAGCACGCCAGCCGGATCGGCACCTACTACCACGAGAGCAACCGGACCGCGCTGGTCAGCGGGTTCAACACCTTCGTCAACCGGCGGATGACCGAGCGGGTGGCCGCCGACCGGGTGCTGGACGGGTACGGGCTGACATCGCGGGGGATGGCCGGGTACACCTCGCGGGCCCTGGACAAGGCCGCGACCAGCACCCCGCTGAAGCTCAAGCAGCGGGCGCTGGACTACATCGGCACCTCGGTCCGCCGGCGGAGCAAGATCTTCGCCACCCAGGAGGAGCACAACATCAGCCAGCAGGCCGAGCAGATCGCCTGGATGTGGTTGCAGGACAAGGGCAAGCTGACCCCGGCTGCGGAGAAGGTCTGGATCACCGCGCGGGACGAGAAGGTGTGCAAGATCTGTGGGCCGATGCACAACACCCGGGTGCTGCTGAGCGAGCGGTTCACCCTGCCCAACCAGACCAAGATCTACGTGCCCGGGGTGCACCCGAACTGCCGGTGCACGGTCCGGCTGCTGGACCACCCGTGGAACGTCGCGGGCACGGTCACCAAGGCCGACTGGGACCCCCAGGAGCACCCGCGCGGGGGCGACCCGGAGAACGCCGGACGGTTCTCGGCCAAGGCTCGTACCGCTCGACCGAAGCCGGTGGCCGAGGCCGAGGACCTGGCCGAGTTCCAGCAGTTCCTGGACCAGGCTGCGGCCCAGACCGAGACCCAGCCGCTGGCCCATGATGAGGCGTTGGAGGTGCTGGGTCTGGTGGATGTGCCCAAGGCGGTGCTGGCCCCGTTGGAGGCCCTGGCACCCAAGCCCACACTGAGCTCGTCGGCCAAGGCCGTGCTGGGGCCGAAGGCGCAGCTGGCATCGTCCCAGCCGCAGCTCGCACCCAAGGCGGTCCTGGGCGAGGCGAGCCAGGCCAAGGCCAGGCTGGAGCCGAGAGCGAGGGCGAAGATCACTGCCTACGAGCGGCACTGGATGGTGAGCGACACCGAGAAGGCGTTCCTGGCCTACAGCGAGCAGGCCCGGCGCAAGCTGCAGGTGCCGCAGCCGAACAAGCGGGTCCGGCGCGGGACCAAGTGGGTCACCGACGACATGGGCAACCCACAGCCGATGTACTACGTCGCCGGGCCGTGGGAGGCCCCCGACCACAACGGGCGGATCGAGCTGCACGACGAGATGGAGTTCACCGGCAACGCCAAGCGCGCCGCCGACATGGCCGCCCAGGAGTTCGACCAGAACGTCAACGACACCGCCGAGCGGATCAACGACAACGCGGAGAACAAGATCACCCAGAGGTTCGGGGACGGCCGGAGGTTCGAGGCGACGATCCCGGAGGAGCAGGTCTACGACATCGTGGGCTGGGCCGCCTACCAGGACAAGCCGGAGGACTCGGACTGGCGGGGAGACCAGACGATCGGGGTGACCTGGAAAGAAGTGGACAAGGACGACATGCCGCTGCCCGACGGCGAGGAGTACGCGGACACGGTGCGGTACTCCGACATCGCCGAGGAGTGGCACCTGGAGCCGAGCTACTTCAACGTCAGTGTGCTGGTGCTCACCGAGGGCCACTCCTCGACCAAGGGCAAGACCGAGCAGGTCAACTTCAGGAAGAAGCACGGCTACGACTCCTGGGTCACCACGGGTCCGTACGTCGCGTCCCCGGCCAACCGGGTGTTCGTCGGGAAGTCGCTGCCGATCCAGTTCATGGACCTGGTGCCGGAGGACCCGGTGACCATGGAGGAGGACGAGCCGTTCATCGGGTGGCCTGAACCGTCCGACGAGGACCTGTCCGACTACGACCGTGGCGACTAGACCGGATCGGGATCATGAAGGTATGAACGACGCGACGTTCCGTGAGGTGGCCGACCTCCTGTTCGGTGGCGGGGGTGACCAGCTGCTGACGCAGATCGCGAGCGTCAGCAAGATGAACCCCACCCAGTCCGACGTGGCCGCGGACCGGAAGCAGCGCAAGGTCACCGCCGGGCTGAGCGCGATCGGTGGGACCGCGGGCGCGGCCGGGCTGGGCTATGCCGGCGCGAAGATGGGGAGCGCCGGGAAGAAGGCCTGGAAGGCCTCCCCGACCGCACGCAAGCTTCCCCGGCTGGCCGGGGCGATCGGGCACGGGGCGAAGAGCGAGAAGGGTGCTGCTCTGCTGCTCCCGCTCGAGGTGGCCGGGCTGGGCGGCGAGATCATGGCCACCAAGATCCTGCACGGGGACACCAAGCACGGAGGGCCACCGAAGAAGAAGCCGGGCGCACTGGTGGCCAAGAACGATGTCAACGACATCGTGGAGCAGGTCGGCCCGATCCCGACCAAGCGCAGTGTGACCCGGGCGGTGGTGGCCAACCCCAAGCTGCAGGCCAAGGGGATCGAGACCACCAAGAAGGCGGGCGGGATGCTGAAGAAGCTCCCGGACAAGGTGGCCACCGCCCAGGTGAAGAAGAACGTCACCTACGCCGATGTCTACAACGAGACTGCCTACCGCGCCAAGAACGGTGGTCCGCTCGCGCGGAGGAAGGCCCAGGGTCATCTGAAGCAGATGGCGGCCTACCAGCACAACAGCCAGGTGGCCGCGATGCCCACCAAGTCCAACCCGTACCCGCAGCCGGTCAAGAAGGATCGAGTCGAGGTGACCTGGGCCGGAGAGTTCGCCAAGGCCGACTCGGAGAAGCAGCAGATCTTCGGCTGGGCCTCGGTGATCGAGATCGACGGCGAGCCGGTGCTGGACCTGCAGGGCGATGTCATCTCCGCCGACGAGATGGAGAAGGCCGGCTACTCCTACGTGATGAAGTCCCGCAAGGGCGGGGACATGCACCTGCGCGACAACTGGGAGCCGATCCAGAAGAGCGACATGATCGAGAGCTTCATCGTCACCGACGAGAAGCGGGAGGCGATGGGTCTGCCGGACTCGGTGCCGACCGGCTGGTGGGTGGGCTTCCAGGTCCAGGACCCCCAGGTCTGGAGCGACATCAAGACCGGGAAGCGGACCGGCTTCTCCATCCACGGGACTGGGAAGAGGACTCCGGCATGACCACCAAGAAGCAGAACAAGGGCACCGGGGACCTGGTGCTCGGTGGTGCGGCGACCGCCTACGGCGCGGCCAACGCGCCGGTGCTGCGTGCCGGTAGCAAAGACATGTCCCGGATGATCAACACCTCCCAGAAGCAGCAGGCCACCCGCTACCAGGCCGAGCTGCACGGGGCGATGCAGCGCGGGAGGGTCAAGACCAACAGCCCGGTGCACGTACTGCGGACTCCCTCCGGCCGGCACATCAACGCCGGTGGCACCCACCGGCAGATCGCCCGGCAGGCGATGGGCAAGCCGAGTGAGTACAAGATCAAGGACATCTCCCACGAGGTCCATGTCTCACCCGCCCAGATGGTGCGGGGGAGGCTGCGAGTCGCTGCAGCGCAGCGGGGCTCCAAGCGGGTGCAGGCGGGCAAGACCGTCAAGCCGGTCAGCGGTACCGCGCGCTCGGCGAACCGAGTCAAGATGGCCATGGACGATGTCGCCGACGAGCACATCTGGTCGCACCCTTCGGCCATCAGCGGGCCGGTCAAGACCGCGCGCAAGGCGGGCCTGAAGAGTGCCGGCCTGGTCATCGGCGCTGGTGGCCTGTCCACAGCGGTCGGGCTCCATCGGCGCAGCGAGTGGAAGAAGAAGCAACCGGTCCGCAAGTCCGCCTTCGGCATCGACCACGGGTACTGACATGACACGCACCATGAGCGACACCGAGATCCGGCACCGGAAGAAGATCCAGGGTCATCTCAGCCAGACCACCGGGGTGCTGGGTCTGTCCTCGCTGGGGGCCTTCGCCGCGTCCAAGGCACCCGGGGCCAAGGTCCTGGCCAAGACCCCACGCCTGGCCCGGGCGGCATCGAAGATCAACCCGAAGAAGGCCGAGGGCGCAGCCCTGGGGCTGTCCACCGCCGGTGCCGGGATCGGTGGGGCCGGGTCGTTCAACTTCGCCGCCTACACCGGCGCGGAGTCCAAGAAGAGGAAGCCAGCGATGCCGGTGACCAAACGTGGAACGACAACGGGACTGACCGGCGACGTGGGCGTTTACGGCGAGATCGGCAAGAAGTGGGAGCCGAGCTCCTCGAAGTACGACTCGGAGAAGTCGCGGATGAAGCGGGCCCAGGCCTACGAGGACGTGGGCGGCCCGGCGACCGGAGTGCTGGCTGCCGGGGCCGGGGTCAAGGGGGTCCAGGCGGGCAAGCTGCTGCGGACCAACCGGAAGATCAAGGTCAGCGCGCGGAACCTGCCGAACGTGAGGCGGGCGATGGCCGGCCGTCGGGAGGCTGCGGTCGGCCACGGCAAGGCAGGGCTCGCCCTGGGTGGTGCGGCAGCGGCCACCGGAGCGGCCACGCTGGCTGTGCGGAACCGGAACCGGTCTCGATCGTGGGCCCCGTACGCCAAGCGATCGGCCTTCGGTGTGGACCACGGAGGGGTAGTGAGTGGACAGCATCGTGAGACTGAGAACTAGAGGTAGATGAGATGCCACGCAAGAACAACCTGACCGACATGGAGATCGATGAGATCTCCACGGTGGACAAGACCGCCAACCAGTTCTCGCGGTTCGTCATCGCGAAGAGGGCTCCCGAGGAGGATCAGATGCCCCAGATCTACGACCAGGAGGGAACCCCCCTCGACATGGACCAGCTCGAGTTCGGTGATGTCGTCTACGACGACGACGGCACCGCCTACGAGTACGTCGAGGACACCGGCGAGGAAGAGGTCGAGGACGAGCACAAGGAAGAGCGCAAGGAGGAGCTGGTGGAGACCGGCAAGTCGGCGTTCTTCAAGCCGCAGACCCAGCAGGCCGGCAGCTTCAGCCAGCAGGTGATGGAGGAGCTGTCCAAGGCGTTCAGCGACGACGACCGTGATGCGGTCATCGCCAAGGCTCTGGGCCGGGTCGAGGAGCTGGAGAAGGCCCAGCTCGCAGCCCAGACGATCGCCAAGTCCGAGCGCGACCTCCGGCTCACCCGGGAGTACATCTCCAAGGCGGCCGACTACAACCTGCCGATCGCTCCCGACGAGCTCGGCCCGGTGCTCTACCGGATGGCCGAGACGATGAGCTACGACGACTGCGCGGTGATCGCGAAGTGCCTGGAGACCGCCGGCCAGATCATCTTCGAGGAGGTCGGCTACCAGGGCGGTGGCGACAACGCCGACATCTACAGCCAGGTCGAGGCACACGCCTACGACACGTTCGGCAAGGCCGAGGACTACAACCCGGCCACGGCCGTGAACAAGGTGTTCGACGCCAATCCTGCGGCGTACGACGAGTACCTGCTCGCACAGCGGAATCGATAGGAGGGAAGCTCGATGGCCTACGAAGAGAGCCTACGGTCGATCACGCTGAACGCGGACTCGTCCCTGGGCATCTACACGGGGGTGCCGGGCCAGCCGGGCTCCCCGGATCCTCACGGAGGGAAGCAGTACCACTTCGTGGTGATCACCGGGGTCCACCAGGTTGGTCTGGCGGACGCGGACGACACCGCCGTGGTCGGCGTCATGCAGAACAAGCCGCAGGGTGCCGGGCAGGCCGCGACCGTGGCCATCGCCGGTGTCTCGAAGGTGGTCAGCGATGTCGCGATCACCGCGGGCGACGCGATCAAGGTCAGCGCCGACGGCCAAGCGGCCAAGACCGGTTCCGGCCCCACGGTCGGACACGCCCTGTCCACTACTGCCAACGCTGGGGAACTCGTTGACGTTCTCCTGACGCTCTGAGAGGAGTTGAGTCATGCCGAACCCCACCCAGAGCGATCTCCACGTCAACGTGCCGTTGACCAACGTGTCCGTCGCCTACATGCAGGACAAGGCGACGTTCATCGCGGACAAGGTGTTCCCGCGAGTGCCTGTCCAGAAGCAGTCGGACATGTACTGGAAGTACTCCAAGTCCGACTGGCGTCGGACCGACGCGCAGAAGCGTGCGCCGGGCACCGAGTCGGCCGGAGTCGGCTGGAAGCTCGACACCGGGCAGTACTTCTGCGAGGTCTGGGCTGTCCACAAGGACATCGATGACCAGGTGCGCGCCAACGCCGACAGCAACTGGCGGCTGGACTCCGACGCCACCCAGTTCGTCACCAACCAGCTCCTGCTCCGTCGGGACCTGGACTGGAACGACCACTTCTTCAAGACGGGCCTGTGGGGCACCGACCTGACCGGAGTGGCAGCGACCCCATCGGCCGGCCAGTTCCTGCAGTGGGACAACGCCGCGTCCGACCCGATCGTGCAGTTCGCCAACCTGCAGACCAACTTCGTGCTGCAGTCCGGCCGGAAGGCCAACACCCTGGTCCTCGGGGCGAACACGATCATCGCCCTGAAGAACCACCCGGACATCATCGACCGGATCAAGTACACGCAGAAGGGCGTGGTCACCACCGACCTGCTGGCCAGCCTGTTCGACGTGGAGAAGATCCTCGTGTCGTACGCCACCGTCACCGACGTGGCCGAGCTGAACGACGCCAGGGCGCAGGACGCCGCGGCGACGTACAAGTTCATGTCCGGGGCCAAGAACGCTCTGCTGTGCTACACCCCGAGCGCTCCCAGCCTGATGACGCCCGCCGCGGGCTACACCTTCACCTGGAACGGGTACCTGGCTGGCAACAGCTTCGGTGTCCGGATGAAGAACTTCCGGATGGAGTGGATCGAGGCGGACCGGATCGAGGGCGAGATGACCTACGACCAGAGGATCATCGCCAGGGACATGGGGATCTTCCTGTCCGGCGCGGTCGCCTGATCGAGAACTACCCTGAGATGGGCTGTGGGTTCCGGCCCGCGGCCCATCTCTGTGTGAGGAGCACTGATGCCGAGCCAGCTGATCGACAACCAGGGGATCTCGTTCGTCTGCGCCAAGAGCTTCAAGTGGCGCGACACCGAGTACGAGATGGGCGACGACTTCCCGGCCGAGGAAGCCAACAACGTCGAGACCATGGTCCGCTCGCGGTTCCTGATCCCGGTGGTGGACGACATCAACGACAAGCCCCGGCACTGGCATCGCGAGGTCCAGGTGAAGGACGACGCGCTGGCCAGGCTCCGCCAGGAGGTCGTCCAGATCGTGATGCCCGAGCAGACCCCGGAGACGACCGCGGAGACGACCGCGGAGACGACCGAGGCCGACGCGGGCTTCGACCCCGGTGAGCACACGGTCACCGAGGTGCTGGACTACATGGAGGACTACCCGGACCAGGCCGAGACGGTCAGGGCGCGCGAGGCGGCCGGGAAGAACCGCAAGGGGATCGTGGAGGGGTACTGATGATTAGCGCGTTCGGAGTGGAGCATGGTGAAGTCGCCAAGGCGTTCAACCCCGCCAAGGCACTGAAGGGGCTGAAGTCCGGCGGTGGCGCACACCGGGCGGCGGGCAAGACTCACCTCCCGGGAAGCACCCGGGCCCCGCGCGGCAAGTTCGTCTCCCGAGGCACGTTCTTTGGCAGCCCCGAGCGCGGCGGGGCACGGCGGAGGTAGGACATGTACTCAGCGTTCGGCGTCGACCACGGCTACGACGAGATCGAGAAGATCGGCAACCCGGTCGCCGCGCTGCGCACCTTCGGTACCGCGGCCAAGGAGGCGATCAGCCCGCTGAAGGTGAAGATGGCCGGTGGCGGTGCCGCCCACCGGGCTCCCGGCTTGGCCGGGATGCCCAAACCTGCCGAGGCGGTCCGCGGCTTCACCGGTGGGGTCGGGGCCAGGGTCTCCGGCGGCCTGAAGCAGATGGGAGCCAAGGTCTCCGGAGCCCCCGGCAAGCGAGCAGCCCCGGGCCTCCGGGGCCGGGTCGGTGGCGCGCTGACCTCGCTGGGCCAGAGGTCGTTCAGCCACCCGATCGGCACCGGGGCCGCGGCTCTGGGTGCCGGTGGGGCTGCGGTCGGAGGCGGAGGTCTCGCGGCCGGGCACGCAGCCTTCGGGGGTCGCAGGCGGCAGCCGTGACCATGACCTACTCCTACGAGGGGGCCGGGGAGTCCGACAAGGACACCATCCGGTTCCTGCTCCAGGACACCGATCCGCACGATGCCGGTGAGTGGCAGGTCAGCGATGAGGAGATCCAGTACGCCTACGACACCTGGTTTCCGAAGTACAACACCCTCTACTACGTGGCGGCGGCCCTCGCTGATACGATCGCCGGGCGTTACGCACGCGAGGCGTCTTACAGCGCCGACGGAGTGAGCGTCAGCCTCGGGCCGGTTGGAGACCAGTACCGAGCGCTGGCCTCCTCCCTCCGTGCGCAGGACCAGGCGATCCAGGTCGGGACCGTGCCCGATGCCGGTGGGATCGCTCCCAACGAGCAGCTGCTGCCGGGGACCAAGCCGTTCGCCTTCGGCAAGGGCATGCACGACAACATCGAGGCCGGTGCCCAGGAGCTCGGCGGGGTCTACCCGCCGGACATCCCGGTCGAGGGCAACCCGAACGTGCCGGACGCCGAGCGGATCGTGGAGCCATGAGCTACGACAAGGCCAAGTACGACGCGCTCCGCAGCGCCGGGGTGTCGGCCAAGCTCGCGCTGGCGCTGACCCAGGAGAACCTCCCCAACATCGCGGCCGACCCGGACCGGAAGGTCCCGCACCCGCCGATCGAGAAGCTGCCGGCCAACGCCAACCAGAAGCAGAACTCCGAGAAGATCAACGAGATCATCGACGTGCTCAACGAGGTGCTGGAGTTCGAGGGGTCATGATCAGTGCGTTCGGCGTGGAGCACACCGTCTCCAAGGGGCTGTCCCGGAACCAGCTCAAGGGGCTGCTCGCGGTCAAGAACGCCCGTGGCACCGGACGTGAGCAGTACGCCGCAGCTCGGTACCAGGCGCACCGGATCGGACGGCAGAACGCACTCGGCTCGAAGACGGTCGGCGGGAACCTGAAGAAGATCGGCCGGATGACGATGGCCTCCGCCCAGGGTCGGGGCAGGAAGCTGCCATGACCAGCCCGATCACCGCCGAGGCCCGAGCCTTCGTCCGGAACCGGGCCACCGAGGTGATGGAGTACACCTGCCGGATCACCCGGCGCAGCCTGCCCGAGGGCTACGACGAGGACACCCTGGTCTACACCCCCGACGGCCTGGCCGAGGTGATCTACGAGGGCGTCTGCCGGCTCTGGGAGGTGTCCGGTGCGGCCACGGTCGTGGTCGGGGACACTGACATCTACCAGCAGACCACGCAGCTGTCCATCCCTTGGGACACCACTGCTCTCATCATGCGATACGACGAGGTGGAGATCCTGACCGCGCCCACCGACTCCCAGGAGGTCGGCAAGCGATACGAGATCCAGACGGTGGCGAAGGCGGGTGAGCTGCGGGCCACTCGGCGCTTCGAGGTCACCGGGGTGATGTGATGCTGTCCGCCTTCGGCGTAGACCACGGCGAGGTCTACAAGGGCTACCAGGACCAGCCCCGCGATGATCGTGGCCGGTGGGCGGCTGCGCACGCGCAGGGCCGTCGGGACGTGAAGCAGGAGGGGCTGCTCTCCGACGAGGACCTGGACCAGCAGTACGAGTCCTACCACGTCGACTACAAGTCGCTGTGGCATCTGGCGGAGAAGAACCCCCAGCAGTTCCGCAAGCTGCGTCAGGAGCTGATGGAGGAGGCCCACTACTGGCACGGTCGCAAGGAGTTCGACCTGTCCGACGACATCCTGACCGCGGTCGAGACTGGCGACGAGATCCGGGCCAAGCAGAAGAAGGCCAAGCGGAAGCCCAGCACCAAGAAGCCAGTCGCCAAGGCCTTCGTGAAACTCCGTCCGAAGCTGGCCAGAGGGCTGGAGGACGAGGGCGTCAAGGCGCACCTGACCATGAACCAGAAGATGCGGCGGCATGCTGTTCAGGCTCGGATGGGTGCAGGCGGACAGGGACAGAGCGTGCTTCGCCGGATGCCTGCTGAGAGGCGCGAGGCGATGTTGAGTGGACCGCACTCGACCAAGTACGGCAAGCCAGGTACCCGTCACGAGGTGCTGCGCCAGCAGAAGGTCGGTGCCCAGGGCATCTACGACACGCTGGGCCGCCAGGGCCGGGCGAAGAAGGTGCTGCCATGACCTCCGAGGCCTCCGCCGACATCAGCAAGCTGGCCGAGGCGCTGCGCCGGACCGCTGCCGAGTCTCACACCACCACCTTCGACGTGATGGTGCAGTCGGCCAACTTCATCCGGAACGAGATGCTGGCCCTGGTCCCGGTCAAGACCGGGGTGCTGCGGAACTCGATCCACATCCAGGTGGAGTCCGACCGGGTGATCATCGGGCCGAACATGAGCCAGGCTCCGTACGCCGGCTACGTCGAGTTCGGGACCAAGCCGCACGTCATCCGGGCGAGCAAGGCCAAGGCTCTCCGGTTCATGGTCGGGAGCACCGTGGTGTACGCCAAGAAGGTCAACCACCCCGGGACCAAGCCCCACCCCTACGTCGAGCCGGCCTTCCAGCACTGGGTGGACAGTCTCGGGACGATGGCAGCAGAAGCCAACGTGAGGACGTTCCGAGACAATGCCAGGTAGCCCCAACACGATCTCCCGAGGACCGATCACCAACCGGATCCTCGAGCAGCTCGCGACCGAGGGGTTCCCGGTCGGGGACAACTCGGCACCGACGGTGCCGTTCGGATGGCAGGGGGAGCCGAACCAGCCCGGGATGACGTTCACCCCGTGGTTGTCGCTGTCCCCGGCCGGGTCGATCCCGCAGAACCCGGCGGGGCCGCTGGCCAACACCTACGCGGACTGGAAGCTGTCCTACTCGGTCTTCTACGCCGGCCTGTCGAGGAAGCAGACCGAGGCGCTGGCGGACCGGATGCGGCACAACCTGACCTACATGGAGCGGGAGTCGATCGAGACCAAGACCGGCAACTGGAAGGTCCAGAAGGTCGCGTGCGTCGCGATCGGCAACACTAACCGGATCAGTTCGGCCTATCCGGACTACTTCACACAGGCAGACTCGTTCGAGGTCTGGGTCAGCAAGGGGAGTTGAACATGGCGTACGAGAAGAACATCACGATCAGCAAGGAAGGCCGGGAGGCCACGATCAAGGACTCCTCCTGGAAGGTCTACGAGCGCAACGGCTGGACGCGCGCAGATGATGGAAGTAGCGAGGGCAGTACCGAACCAAGCTCTGCGCCGGCGGAGTCCGAGCCTGAGTCTGAAGCCCCGGCAAAGAAGACCACGACGAGGAAGAAGGCCGACTGATGGCTCGCATCATCCCGAACGAAAACACCTGGATCGGGTTCACGCCTGCCTCCTTGACCGACATCTCCGCACCGACGGCAGCCCAGGTCGCGGACGCGATCGACCTGACCGGGTTCTGCATCAGCCTGAACGCCTCGGCGCGCGGGAACACGGTGCCCACCCCGTCCTTCGACTCGCTGTTCGAGACCAGCACGGCTGGCACCTCGGCGGCGACCTTCGACGCGGACTTCTACCGCGACGACGAGGACGACACCGCCTGGGAGACCCTGACCCGGGGCACTCGCGGGTACTTCATCATCGCCCGGTTCGGCGGCACCGGAACCGCGAACCCCGGCGAGGAGAACCTGCCGGTGGCCGACGACGACGTGGAGGTCTGGCCGGTGATGATCACGTCGCGGACGATGGCGAACATGAGCTCGAACACGGTGCTCACGTTCACCGCCTCCTGCGCGGTCATGGAAGAGCCGGCGGAGAACGCGGTTGTCGCTGCCTAGTCACGGGGACTCACAGCAGTAACATCTGGCCCATGGCAAACACCACAGCGAAGACGGCCGAGGCCAGGCAGAAGCAGTCCCAGCAGGACAAGCGCGCCACCATCGACCAGCTGATCAACAAGCCGCGCTCGGTCACCGAGTTCTCGATCTACCTCTCCGACGGCAACGGCGGGACCAACGAGGTGACCCTGAAGTACCAGGCGATCGGGATGCGGGAGTACGACCGGCTGGTCGGCAAGCACCCGCCCAAGCCCGACCAGCGGGCCGAGGGTGCCTCGTTCGACATCGACTCCTTCGCCCCGGCGCTGATCGCGGCCTGCTCGGTGGAGCCGGAGATCAGCCCGTCCGAGGCGAAGGCGATCTGGGACTCCGACGAGTGGTCGCGCGGGGACGTGATGGTGCTGTTCAGGCAGGCGGTGGAGCTCAACAACAGGGGGCTGGATGTCCCTTTCAACGGCAGAGACTGAGGGCAGACTCTGGCTTCTACATGGAGATGGGGTTCTGCAACGAGCATGGGATCCCGCACAGCGAGTTCCTGGAGTGGGACCCTGAGGACCGGGCCAAGGCACTGGCCTTCATCACCGAGCAGGCCATCCGGTGCCAGATGTGCGGGACGGCCCCCTGGGAGTGGGAGGAGAGCAAGTTCGCATTCACCGCGGTCGAGGAGTTCTGTCAGGGCTGCTACCAGAAGCAGGTCTTCAGTGACCAACAGGGCTCGTCACTACCCGGGACCAATGTCAAACTGATCCCGACTACACCGCAGCTGACAGCCCAGATGCGCATGAAGGCTCGGAAGCGCCGCGGGCTGAGCATGGACTAGGGACGAGATGAGCAGCCAGCCGGTTGAGGCCAACGTCGTACTGACCGCTGACAACAGCGGCTACGACCAGGCGATGAACCAATCGGCTGGGTCGACCACGCAGCTCATGAACGCGGTCGACTCGCTGACCGCGAAGGTCTCGAAGATGACCAAGGTCGCGGGCAAGTCGCTGATCGGGATCACCGCCGCGGACACCGCCGTGATCGCCGGGGCCACCAAGGCCTGGAACGACTACGAGAAGCAGATGGAGCGGCTCCGCTCCCAGTCGGCGGTCCTGGCCAGGACCAACGACCAGCAGAACAAGGTGATGAAGGACTACACCGCCTCGGTGAAGACCCTTCGCAACGAGTTCGGCACCACCACCTCCGAGGCCGCCAAGCTGGTGGAGACCCTGAGCAAGGTCACCACCCTGCGGCAGACCAGGGAGCTGCAGGACCTGTCCAAGGTCTTCGTGGAGATGTCGGCGGCCACCGGTGAGAGCTCGCAGGGGCTGGCCAGCTCGCTGACCAACCTGCAGAAGGTGATGGGCACCCCGATCAACGCCAAGACCACCCGGGAGTACGCGGACACCTTCACCTACCTGGCGGCCCAGACCAACACCACCGCCGGCGCGCTGATGGACTTCACCGCCCAGCTGGCCCCGGTGGCGAAGTCGCTGGGGATGAACACCCGGGACGTGGCCGGGTTCGCCACCGCCTTCACCCGAGCCGGGCAGGAAGGTGGGTCCGCTGCCCTGGCCTTCACCAAGGTTACCGGCGACATGCTGAAGTCGCTCCAGTCCGGATCACCGGAGATGGCGCACTACGCGAACATGGTGGACATGACTCGTGGCCAGTTCACGAAACTGGCCAAGGACGACTCCGCCGAAGCGGTGGTGCGGATCTTCGAGGCGCTCTCGCACCACAGCCGAGTGGCGACCACCGAGCTGAACCGGCTGGGTCTGGACGGGCCGCGCACGATCCGGTCGATCACCTCGATTGCGAGCGAGCCGGGCGGGATCCGGGCGGCCCTGGGACTGGCCGAGGACCCACGGGCCCGGGGAGCCACCTCCCGGGGCTACCAGGCCACCCTGGAGGGCCTGAGCGACGAGTTCGCCAAGATCCAGGAGAACCTCAAGCAGACCGCCGAGGCCTTCGCCACCTACCTCGGCCCGGCGATCGAGGTGTTCCTGCGCGGGATGGAGAAGGCCTCCGCGGCCGTCGAGAAGATCACCGAAGGGCCGATGGGCAAGTTCCTGCAGCTGGTCGCGGGGATGCTGGCTCCGCTGGCCGGCGGAGCCGGGCTGCTGCTGCTGTTCGCCGGGGCCCTGATCAAGGTGGCCAGCGCCTTCACCCTGCTCCGGTCCTCGGCCGCCTACGGGGTCCGGGAGGGCTTCAAGGGTGGTGCCGCGCTGACCCGGACCGGGGTCGATGAGACCGGGCGGAGCATCTACGGCCCGATGGGCGCGGGTGCCATGGGCAAGCGTGGCGCACAGCTGGCCGAGGAGGGCACCTGGGTCCAGCGCGGGCTGTACAACGTGGGTGCCTTCGCCGGGCAGGGATTGGGTGCGTTCCGCCGCGGCGGTGCGGTCCCGGAGAGCTGGTATCAGACCCGGGAGGCGCTGAGCCGGCACATCCCGTGGACCAGCCAGTACGCCCGGCCGGAGGAACCCTCGTCGCTGAGCTCGCTGGTCTCGCGGGGTGCGGGCTACACGGTCCGGAACTTCCTGACACCGACCTTCGACCAGATGCGGTTCGCCGACCCGACCAAGCGAACCCAGTGGGCCGAGCGGGAGGCTCCCTGGATCCGGGGCGCGGACAAGCTCCGGCTGCTCAGCGGGCGCGAGGGCCTGGTCGCCCGGATGGGTCAGGTCGGGCTGGCCGAGACTCAGATGGTCGCTCAGCGTGCCGAGTACGCCAAGGCGCAGCAGGACCCGATGCTGTCCAACCAGGCGCGAGAGGCCCGGCTACAGGAGATCCGCGATCTGCATCGGGAGACCGTACAGCGCCGGAACGCTGCTGTGGCCCAGGAGACCGCGATCCGCAAGGAGATCGCCCAGCGCGGCGAGGCCTCCGCGGCCACCGCCGCCGCCTCCCGGGAGACCGTCACCTTCGGCAGGGCGCTACGAGGCCTGGGCGCGAACGTCGGCGGCGGGATCCTGGGTGCCGGCCGGGCCGGTGCGGGCGCGTTCATCCGGTCGCCGATGGCCGGACCGGTCGGCGCGATGGGCGCGATGGCCGGGATGAGCATGCTCGGGATCGACAACCCGATGCTGATGGGGGCCGCGACCGGCGCGATGGTCGGATCCATGATCCCAGGGATCGGCACCGTGGTCGGGGGCGGGATCGGGGCCGGGGTCGGCGCGATCACCGAGGCGATGCACGCCAACGACTCGGCGATGGAGTCGATCAAGAACCTGAACGCCGCTGCTACCGATGCCGCCCGGACCGGCTCCGGGCTCTCGGAGCTGAACCAGCTGCAGACCGAATCCACCCAGTCCCTGCAGGACTACACCAAGCAGATGGAGGATCCCGGGCTCGGCAAGAGCATCTCGGCCGTCCTGATGCCGGTGTTCAACGCCAAGACCATCTACGGCGGCGTGGCGAACACGGTCGAGGGGATCTTCGGCAAGTCCAACGTGGACGAGGCCGGCGACGCCTACGACACCGCCGCCGGCAAGGTCAAGAACCTGCAGGGCGCGATGGAGGACATGGCTCGGGCCGGCGGGACCAAGCTGACCGGGACCGACGAGAACAAGCGCAAGCAGGTCGAAGCCTGGATGCAGAGCACCGGGATGGCTCAGCTCGGTGCTGCCGGGATCGACCTGGACCAGTTGGCAGCTGCTCGCGGGGCGGGCTCGGTCCAGTACGAGCAGATGCTGGCCAAAGCCACCACCCCGGGCAAGTCCAGTGGGATGTGGGACCGGGCTCGCACCACCGAGGCCGGCGAGGCGATGCTGGACAGCCGGACCGCCCGGAGGTCGATCCGGCTGCAGGGCGACGTGGCGCTGTTCTACGACGCCACCAACGAAGTCTTCTCCAACATGCGCAAGCAGGGCATGTCCTACCTGGAGATCATCAAGTCCACCGAGAAGGCGCAGCAGCGGATCGGCGACGAGAACTCCCGCGAGTACGAGATCCAGATGGCGATGAGCCAGAAGGCTCAGTACGCGCTGCAGATGCAGGCTCCGCAGATCGGCCGGGCAGCCACCTTCACCCAGCAGCTCCAGCTCGGCGCGACGGTGATGGGGATCAAGCCGCGGACCCAGGAGCAGGCCCAGCAGATCGAGCAGCAGAAGCAGATGACGGTCCAGGCGGTCGCGGACAACGACGCCTACTTCCGGTCGCTGCTGCTGGCCCAGCAGGCCTACGAGCGGAGCCGGGCCCGCGCCCAGGAGGACTACAACCTGCAGCGTCAGTACCAGGAGTACGACTACAACCTGCAGCGGACCCGGGCCGAGGAGAACTTCAACCGGATGCGCGCCCGCGCGGTCGCCGACTACCACCGCAGCATGACCCGGGCCTGGGACGACTTCCACCTCCAGCGGAACCGCCAGGAGGAGGACTACCGGCACCAGATCGAGGTAACCGCCCAGCAGCAGGCCATCGGGATGAACCTCTACCAGCGGGTGGACACCCAGCGCACCTCGAGCGCGACCTGGCTGCTGAGCAACACCCAGGACATCTTGTCCCGGCTGCGCGAGCAGAAGCAGAACCTGAACAAGCTGCGCGAGCTGGGCTTCTCCGACGCAGTGATCCAGCAGCTGCAGCTGACCGACCCGTCCAACGCCCAGGAGCTGTCCCGGTTCGTCGCCGAGGTCGAGCGGGACCGCAGCATGGTGGGCAAGTTCAACCGGACCGCCCGGCGGCTGCAGGGAGCCACCAAGGCGCTGGGCACCGATGAGTCCAACCTGGACTTCCAGGAGATGCAGCGCCAGTTCCGGCTGTCGCGCACTCGTGGCCTGGCCGACATGAACCGGTCGATGGACCGGCAGCGCTCGGACTTCCGGCGTGGTCTTCACCAGCAGCGTGAGGACTTCAACATCATGATGGACCAGCAGGCCGAGGACTACACCACCCAGATGAACCGGCAGGAGAAGCAGTACCGGACCACCATGCACCGGGCCGCGGTGGACATGTCTCACATGGCCGACGAGATCACCGGGTCGATCGAGTCGGTGCTGGTCCGGGCGCACCGGAGGCTGACCGGCAGCGCCAAGGAGCAGGCCGGGATCGCGCTGCAGTCCTTCCGCGACCTGAAGCGAGACTCCTCGGCCGAGGCGGTCGCGCTGATGACCGAGCTGGCCGACATCTTCGGGTTCAAGTACACCGCGCCGAAGGGCGCGAAGGACACCGGCTCCTCCGGCTCCTCCGGACCTGCGCCGGGGAACGCCACCTCCGCAGACATGGGCTCTGCCGGGTACAGCGCGACTGCGGGGCAGACCTACTACGCCGGCGGCTACGGCGGGCCGAGCGGCGGGCTGCCGAACTCCGGGATGAACCAGGGCGGTGTGGTGCCCGGCTACACCCCGGACCGGGACACCCACACGATCGCGGTCGGCGGCGGCGAGGCGATCATGCGGCCGGAGTGGGTCCGGGCGATCGGCGGGGAGAAGGCGATCGCGGCGATGAACCACGCCGCCAAGTACGGCAAGGTGGTCGTCCAGGAGGGCTTCGCCGCCGGTGGGGTGGTCAACCCCGACCGCCGGGTCTACATGGACGGCGAGCCGCTGTCGAAGATCGCCGCCGCCCAGGTGCTGCTGGCCGAGAAGCTGTCCAAGCTGAACTTCTCGATCATGCAGGGCTCCTGGCAGCCCTACTCCAGCTACTCCGGCTCCTCCCACATGGGACCGGGTGTGTTGGACGCGGCACCTGGTGACTTCACCACCCAGTACTGGCTGCGCCGAGTCGGGTTCGCGGCCTGGGGCCGCAACTTCCCCGGTGCCGCCACCGCCGGCTCGGGCGCGCACGTCCACGCGGTCTCCCGGATCGATCCTGGTGCCTCCGGCCACGCCCAGCTGTCTTCCTTCGCCCGGGGCGAGGACGGCCTGGGCGGCCCGGACTACGGCCCGAACCCGCCGCTGGAGCCGGGGCTGATGCAGATGCTGGCCCAGTTCGGTGACCTGGCGCTCTCCACCGGCTCACCCAGCGGCGGAGCCGCGATGAAGCCGCGCGAGGTCCGGCGGATGGTGCAGCGGCAGGTGCTCAAGGACATGTACGCGCGCGCCGAGCGTTCGGCCGCGCACATGTCCGGGGTACACCCGCTGAAGCCGGGGATGATCTCGACCATCATCAACCGGTTCGCCAAGCACAAGATCCGGGAGATGGTGCACAAGTACGGGGGAGTCAGCGGAGCTCCTCCGGGTGCGGTCCTCGAGCCCACCGTGGCTGCGGCCCAGAAGTTCGCCCGGTCACACCTGGCTGACTACGGCTGGGGTGGCGGCCAGATGTCCCCGCTGGTGAACCTGTGGAACCGGGAGTCCGGCTGGCACTGGAACGCCGACAACCCGAACTCCTCGGCCTACGGCATCCCGCAGGCGCTGCCCGGCTCGAAGATGGCCAGCGCGGGCGCGGACTGGAAGACCAACGCAGCCACCCAGGTCAAGTGGGGTCTGGGCTACATCAAGGACCGGTACGGCTCGCCCGCGGCTGCCTGGGCGCACAGCAACGCCTACAACTGGTACGGCGACGGGGCGATGTTCGACCGGCCCAACGTGATCGGCGTGGGCGAGCGGGGACCGGAGGCGGTGATCCCGCTGAACGACGCTGGCGGGGAGTTCCTGGCCCGCTCGATCGGGCTGTCCACCCTGGCCGGGCACGGCGGGAGCATGAGCGTGCACAACTACCGGATCGACCGGTCCACCAACTTCACCGGGCCGATCACGGTCCAGGCCAACGACCCGAACGAGCTGCTGGCCAAGCTGCAGGCGCGCCAGCGGGTTCGCGCGCTGTCTCGGCCCTCCCTGACAGGATCAGCGGCATGACCACCAGAGCCAGGCCCTTCGTCGCCGAGGAACGCACCGGGCTGAACTACCTGGCGGTGGAGATCTCCTACGGCTCGAGGTGGGTCAACCTCAACGACGGCGAGGTCTACAAGATCAGTGCCGACCAGACCCGGGAGACCACCACCAAGACCTGGCGGAAGACGGTGGCCGACTCCCCGGTGCTGGGCGGCAACTACCTGATCCACGCGGTGCCGGACATGGTGACCGAGACGGTCGGGGTCTGGGTCTACGGCCGCAGCCAGTCCGAGGTGGCCGACAACCTGTTCGGGCTGACCCGGCTGTTCGAGCAGTACGACTACCGGATCCGGTGGACCACCGATGACTACCGGGAGTACTGGCGCTGCCAGCTGGCCGAGGCGGCGACGAGCCGGGGCCAGGTCTGGACCCACAGCCAGATGGCGGCCGCGCACTTCACCGTCCCGCGCTACCCGGACGTGACCCGGGAGCGGATCTGATGGCGGGCCGCTTGACGATCTGGGGTGCCGGTGAGCTGCTGACCACCTTCTTCGGCAACCTCGATGCCGCCAAGGACCCGCCATCCGCGTTCTACCTTGCCCTGGTCCGGCTTATCGCTCCCACACCGTACATGTCCGGGGCCGAGCTGGACGAGCCGGACGCCTCGGACTACGCCCGGGTGCGGGTACCCAACGACACGCTGAACTGGGCCAACCCGTCCAGCCCTCAGGCGATCGCCAACCTGATGGACGTGTCCTTCGTCCCGGCGGTCACCGACTGGGGCGAGTGCCGGTACTGGGCGCTGTGCAACGCATCCACCGAGGGGTTCAACTACCTGGTCGGTGATCTGGAGTCCCCGATCCTGGTCGTGGCCGGAGACACCGTGGTGGTCTCCGACGGCGACCTGGGTGTCACCCTGGGCCCGTTCTACATGGCCGACGACGAGGATGACGCCTGATGGCGACCAAGCAGATGAAGCCCGGCTCGACCGCGATCGTCGCCCGGGCGATCACCAAGGCCGGGGTGGTGCCGCCGCAGATCCGGGACCTCCCCGGCGGGCTGTACCCGCTGCACTCGGCCGCCTTCGAGATGGACGAGTACCGGATCATGGCGGGCTGGCCGGTGCCGGTGCCGGCCTACGACATCCGGATCCAGACTCTGATGAGCGCCGACGGCACCGTGATCGCGGACCGGGACTCGCCCACCTCGCTGGTCACTGGGGCCGACTTCCGGTGGATCGCGGACAACAACTACTGGGACACCACCTCGCTGCGCTGGGCCCCGATCCAGGGTCAGGCCCCGCCGTGGTCGGCGATGCCGGGCACCGAGCCGACCCTGATCACCAACTACTCCTACACCGTGGCCGACGAGCGGTTCACCGAGATGACCTGCCTGAACTTCGACTCCGACACCGCCGACTACCTGGTCAACGACCTGACCCTGACCATGGGCGGGATCCAGGGCTACACCATGATCATGGTGCTCAGCCCGAACTCGGTGTACGGCAACAACGCCGACGTGCCGGCCAACGGCCTGCTCGGTCCGGCGGAGAACACCGACTCCCCGCCGGGCTGGTTCAGCCTGAAGATCCAGGGCAACTACCTGTGGCTGGACTCCGACGACTCCACCGACCAGCGCGGGGTCTCGATCGGGGTCGGTCAGCGGACCAACGCTCCGATGTTCCTCGCGATCGTGCTGGGACGCCCTCAGGCGGTCATGTACGCCGCCTCAGGGCCTTCCAGCCTGCTGAGCAAGAAGATCCCCACCGGGGATGTCGAACGGGCCCTGAGGGGCGACTTCTGGCTCGGCAAGACCCCACTGACGCCGGCCACCGCGGACATGGCGCTGTTCGACTTCGGGATCTACGGCAACATGCTCTCTCCGGCCGCGATCGGGGCCGAGTTCGCGGCGCTGTCCTCGATCTACGGCGGAGACACATGACCACGACCGAGAGCACCACCTTGACCGCGGTGGCCAGCGAGCAGGTGCCGCTGGGCTACTACCGGGTCTTCGCCCAGCCGCCGGGCGGCCACCGGCGGGAGATCACCATCTTCCGAGGCGCGCCGGTCCGGCTGATGTCGGCGACCACCCAGGACCCGTTCACCGAGGTCAACGCGCAGATCGCCCTGCCCCAGGTCACGCTCTTCGACAACCCGGGTTCTGGCGACCTGGACTGGCTGGTGGCCGACTGCGACATCGACATCGAGTTCCAGAACACCGGGGCCTACGACTTCAGGTGGTCCTGGGAGGGCTACGTCGCCTCGTTCAGCTACAGCCTGTCCGGGAGCGACTCGCTGGTCACCATCGACCTGAAGGGTGCCTTCTACGGGCTGGACGACTACCTGGCGATCCCGTCCTTCCCGCGCCGTCCGATCCCGTACGAGATCCTGATCGCCCGGGCCTTCGACCAGACCCTGCACCCCTCCCGGCTGGGCAGCTTCCGGATGGAGTTCCCGAGGTGGTGGTCGAATCGGGTGCCGGAGTTCAACGACCCCGACTACCTGGTCGCACTGAAGCCGTTCGGGGTGACCACCAACCAGCTCTGGACCGGGTTCACCTCCCGCTCCACCGGGACCTGGGAGGTGCTGCTGACCGGGCACGTCCAGTCCCTGCTCAGCGTGATGTACACCGCCGGCGGAGCGCAGTGGAGCATCCGGAACCGGGGCAAGCGCCGGGGGGAGCTGTACCTGCGGCAGATCCCGGCGGCCACCAGCGACAACATCATCGAGATCTACCTGGGCGCGCCCGGGGTGAGCTTCGAGGGCACCCGGGACTACACCCAGCGAGCCGGGGTGATCTACGGCTCCGGCTCGGACGAGGCCGCGATCACCTTCTCCAACATGCAGGTCACCCCGGACGGGCGGACCACCTACTTCAAGCCGTTCGCCTACTCCGCCCGGCAGTGGCCGCGCAAGGGCAACCCGATGTACGACAAGCGGGTCAAGCCCAAGGAGACGATGATCCAGTTCCAGCAGGGGATGGACGAGCTCGCCGCGACCAAGGTGGCCCAGGCCCAGTACCAGCGGTTCGCCGAGCCCGGGCTCACCGGGTCGATCACCCTGCTCACCGACCCCCGGTACTCCGACGGCTCGCTGTGCCCGCGGCTGATGATCCGGGCCGGGTCCACCATCCGGCTGAACGGGATGCTCGGGGTCAAGGAGGGAATCCTGGCCCACGTCACCCAGGCGGTGGCGGACTTCCAGTCGCTGAGCGTGTCGCTGACCTACGACACCAAGTACCGCGACCAGCTGACCATCGAGGAGGTGCGGGCTCGGACCAGGGACTCCCTGAACCCGGTGCACGCGCTGCAGGTCGGCAAGTACCAGAACACCATCAACGATCTGATCATCCCGTGGGACTACAGGGCCGGAAGCGGGATCATCCCGACCCCGGCCAAGGAGTTCTTCGCCCAGAAGCTGCCCTCGAGCGCGACCTTCCCGTTCGAGGAGTGGACCCGCAAGCACCCGCCGAAGGACCCGGAGAGCGCGCCGTACTACATCCGGATCGGGCCGACCGACGTGAACAACTCCAGCAACAACTGGTCCGGGGTGGTCCGGGAGAACAGGATGACCATGGCCATCCCGATCCGGATGGGCCAGGCCGGGACGATCCGGCTCACCCAGCTGGCGGCGTACGACCGGGACGGCAACGTGATGCCGGTGAAGTTCCACTTCAGCGTCTACTACGGCAACGCCACGGCCGCGGACGGGATGCCGAAGTTCCCGCTGGACCCGTACCACAACGCCGACCCGGACCCGGACAAGATCGCCCCGGACTGGCGGCGGCCGCGGAAGCCGGTGACCGCGGAGATCATCCCGACCAACTACAAGACCTTCCAGGCCAACCCGTTCTACAAGGGAGCCTGGGAGCAGGTGCAGGAGGACGGCACCGTGTTCCCCTGGTCCGCCGACTCCAACCTGCCCACTCCCGGCTCGGGGCTGGTGGTCGGCTGGGGCAACTACTACGAGCCGGCCGGGTACTCCCCGGGCCGGGCCAGCAAGGGAGCCGCACGGACCGGACTGCTCCAGGACGACACGGCCTGGACCTGGGACGTGGCCCAGACCCAGAACATCGACTTCCAGAACCCTGAGAACAACGTGAACGAGCAGTACATCGGGATGCTCTTCGTCCAGATCTACTGCGACGACCAGGACGACAAGGCGGTCTTCTTCATGGGCCGGCTGATCCGTAGCGATCCCGGGCAGACCAACTAGGAGGAGCCGTGGACGGCACCATCACCGATGCCCAGGTGCACCTGTGGCTGCAGGACATCGCGGACAGTGGTTATGTCAGCCTGCACTTCGACACCCCGGCGCTGGGCGGGCTGACCGCGGCCGAGATCTCCGGCGGCGGCTACCAGCGGTTCAAGATGAGCTGGTCGAACCCGGACAACCGGGCGATCTGGAGCGTGGTGGACGCCCGGTTCACCGGGCTGGTGCAGACCAAGGTCACCTACTTCGGGGTCTGGGACAAGCTGACCAAGGGCATGCTGATGGCCTACACCGAGCTGGCCACCCCGGTGGCGATCCTGAACGGCAAGGGCTTCGTGATCCCGAAGGGCCAGATCGCGGTCAGCATGGGCTAGCCTGTGGGCGAAGTTGAAGTGCCCGCGCGTGGTACGCCGTGCGCCGGCCCTGGGCAAGCCGGGACCTTCTGGTCGTGAACCCCTCCTCCGGGAGGGGTTCTCCGTCTATTCACTCCATTCACTCTGGTCACATCGAGGGCATAAAAAAAGACCCGTTGGGGGCCGCCCTGCCCGAAGGCAGAGCGACCCCCTCGGGTCCCTACAGGTTCCACCAAGATCGGTGTCCCCATGATTGCCCCGGTGCTGATCCCCCGATTCAGCGGTGGGGCGAGCCCCCTCCCCCTACATGCGCAATGGGGGGAGGGGACGGTTCAGGCCGCACGCTCCAGGATCGGAACGTCCGGGTGTCGGCAGACCTGCGGAGAAGACCAGTTCCCGGTGTTCCGGAAGTGCTCCTCGTCGGCCATGATCGCCAGCAGCTGACCCACCCAGCCATCGGCCAAGGGTAGGACCCGACCGTCCGCTTCCCGCATTCCGGGAGCGACGCAGATCCGGCCCAGCCGGCAGCCGTGCTGATCGACCTGCACGATGTTGCCGTGCACGCCGTTCTGCAGGGTGTCGATCTCATACATCCCACCCTGCGAGCCCCTCACCGGGATGATGTGGCGGTCCCGGAGCGACTGCTTCTGCTCGGGTGTGAGCAGCATCTGGAGCAGCTCACCGCCCCGAGCCTCGGCCATGATCCTGGCCTCCTGCGCGGCGGCGTAGCGCTGCTCCTGCTCGAGCGCCCGACGGGCACGCTCCTCGCGAGCGCGCTGCTCACGATCGGCGAACTCCTGCAACTGCTCGGCCGTGGGCACGGTGCGCTGCTGGATCACCCGCCACTGCTCGGCGACGTGCCGGGCAGCCTCGCCGGCGTGGGTCAGGGCGTCGCCCATCTGGTGCCAGCCCACATCCCAGGTGACCCCGGTCCCCTCGAAGCGGGCCATGTCCTCGTCGGCGATGGTGGTGTAGGTACCGGTGGTGGTGTTGCCCACCGTCCACCCTGCCCACATCTCGTCTCTGGTCACGGTCCAATCTCCTATCGTGGTGGTGTTGTAGGCCGGATGGGTCCAGGTGACTGTCGGATAAACCGCCGCCGTGACCGTGGTGTAGGTGTTCAGCGCGATCCGGTCCTGGGTGGCCTGGGTGAGGTCGTCCCAGCGATACGGGTACGGGTTCTGCACCGGGTAGGTGATGGTGGTGTGGGTGTGGGTCGGGATGTCCCAGGCCCGACCGCCGTAGTGCCGGCCGACTCGCAGGTCGTTCCAGCCGTACGGCAGCCCCTCGAACCGGCCCCGGTTCCGCCGGACGTACTCGTCGTACTTGGTCTCCCGACCGTCCAACCCCCACTCCCGGAGCAGCCGAGCCCGCTCCCGGTGGGTGCGTCTGCCGTACAACTCTCGGCTGACGTTGCGCATGTCTCGGCACGGCCGATCCGGCTCGGAGTAGCACCTGGGACAGGCCACACCCCAGACGTTCTTGATCCGGCCGGCCATCAGCCGCCCTCACGGACTGCCCGGATGAAGCAAGTGGTGGTGACTGGGACACAGCCACCGCACCTCCAACGGCTTGGTGTAGTCGTCATGGTGTGCATCGGTCTTCTCCCTTCCGCAGACCTCGCACGGGCCTCTGACCAGCCGCCCAGACTTGAGGGCGGCGGCGACCTTGTTGCGCGCAGCAACCTTGGTCCGGTCAGCCTGCTTGGCCTTCGCGAGTTGCTTCGCTCGAGTGCGTTGGTAGTAGCGCTGGCGAGCAGCCTTCACCTTGTCGGGGTTGGCCGCTCGCCAGGCTCGGTGGTACTCACGACGATCGGGAGGCGTAGCTCAACCCCCTTGGAGTTGCTTCGTCATTATTATCTTCCCGGCCTGCGGGTCGAACTCGTGGATCACGGTGCCGGTCTTCTCCCCGGAGGTCTCGTCCACGGTGTAGGCGAGCATCCCCCGCTTCTTGGCCTTGTGGAAGGCCTCCCTGGCGACCTTCACCTCGTCCTCGATCCGGGGGTCCCACATGATCCGGGTGTCCCCGGTCGGGTCCGCGATCGAGAGCATGTTGCGGCCCTCGGGTCGGATTGCGGTGTCTGTCATGCGATCTTCCTTTCTAGTTCCAGGGAAAGTTGTCCCTGAGGTACTGGATCCGGGCCTCCTCGGCGAGGTTGGCCAGGTGCTTGGTGTACTGGTGGCGCGTGTAGAGCCCGAACGCAGTGCAGACCACGGCCGCCGCCAGGTTCATCAGCGAGACCCAGTTCCACACCCACCAGGCGATGAACAGGTTGAAGGCGGCCAGACCGAAGTCCATCAGTGCGATCCAGCGCCAGTGCACCTCAGTCCACCTCCGGCATGTGGTCGGTGGCGGGCCGGTAGCGCATGGTCTGCCGTTCGCGGCCGTTGGCGTAGTCGTTCCAGCTCCTGATCCCGTTGGCCAGGAAGGTGGTCGGCCGGTAGGTGCCGCTGATCGACCGGTAGCCCTTCTCCGAGATCAGCCAGCGGCGGAAGGCGAGGATCGGGCTGCCGGGGCTCAGGTTGGTGCCGTCGCCCAGCCGCTCCCGGAACTCGGTCTGGGTGTCCGGACCGTGCTTGGAGTACAGCGAGAGCAGCGCGATCAGGACGCTGACCGAGGTCCGCATCCCGTACCGGCCGACCGCGTTGGAGACGACGTAGCCGGGCCGGAGCGAGTCCTGGATCGCTGGGCCGACCTCATCGTCGGCCAGCTTGATCAGCAGGTCCTGGGTGGTCATGCCGACCGTGGCCGAGCCCAACGTCGAGGTGGTGCCGATCACCTCGGGGTAGGCCAGCACCTGGCGGGTGACCGCGGCCAGCACGTTCACGTCGGTGTAACCGGCGATCCGCAGGCTGTCACCCGGCGACCGGGCAGCTCCGGTGTCGATCACGCCGAAGGTCTCGGGGTCGGCATCGAAGGCGACCAGACTGGCGACGTGCTTGCGCTGGGCGGCGATCGCGGTGAGCCGGTGCCGTCCGTCCAGGACGAACCCGGTCGGATCCAGGGCGATCGGCTGGTGGGTGAACTTCCACTCGCCGGTCTCGATCGCGTGCAGGATCTTGGCGACGTTCCGCTGGCGGATGGCGCGCTGGTTGCGCTCCGGAGAGACAGTCAGCCACTCGCGGGCCATGGCCGGCGTGATCTTGACCTCCTCGATGCGCATCTTCCGCTTGCCACCGCCGCTAGGGGTGGTAGTCATAACTGCTCATTCCATGTCGGCCAGGAACTCCATGAACTGGTTGGCCAGTCCGGGGCTCATCTGGATCGGGATTCGGATTCGGCCGGCCTGGTCGGTCCGGCCAGCAACGAACATCAGCACGCAGAGGTTCACGAGGTCCTCGTCACGGGTGATGACGAGCTCGTTGACGCGGATGTACTCGTCAACGAGCACGGCCAGGCGTTCCTCTTCGGTTTCGGTCACGTTGGTGCCGGCGGCCTCGATGGCCTGGGCGGTGAAGGCTTCTTCGATCTCCATGTGTCCCTCCTTGGGACGCAATGGAGCGAGCACCCGAGTGCCCGCTCCACCGCAGAATGCGACCAGGGAGGGGGCGCAACCCCCCAGTTCTCCCCCTCCCCGGTCTCTGGGCTAGCTGCGCACCATGATCTCGCCGTCGGACAGGTCAACGACGTGGTGCTGCAGCACCCGCTCGAACACGTTCTCGACCGCCGCCTCCAGAGCAGGCTTGGGCGGCCGGTCGGTGGCCAGCTGGTGCGCGTCGCGCTCGGCGCGCTTGGCGTTGGCCGCCCGGAGGAAGTCCTCGGTCGTCAGAGGCTGACCGAGCTTCCTGGTCCGGATGATGTTGTGCTTCACCACGTCCTCCAGCGTGCGGACGACGAACGCCGGCATCCAGCCCTCGTAGGCGGTGTCGAGCTGGGCGTAGTCCAGCTTGGCCCGCTGCGACTCCGGGATGTGGCTGTCGATCAGCCGCTGCAGACCGGGCTGGTCCAACGGGCCGATGACGATGGTGTGGTCGATCCGGTGACCGCCCTTCATCGACTTCGGGATCTCCTCGGGGTGGTTGGTGGTCATCAGCAGCGTGACCGCGTACCCCTTGGTTCGCATCCCGTCGAACTCCCCCAGCAGCTTGTCCATGGCGTCGGGGTTCTTGAACAGGTGCTCCACGTCCTCGAGCACCATCACCGTGGGCTGGTCCAGCCGCTGGACGAACCGAGTGGCCTGAACCAAGTCCTCGTTCCAGTTCACCTCCACGAAGTTGAACCCGTACTCCAGGCAGTACTGCCCGGCGATCGCCGCCGCGCAGGTCTTGCCACCACCGTTGTCGCCGGACAACAGCACGTTGTTCGACAGCTTGATGTGGGTCCGCTCCGTCCTCGTGATCGGCTTGCCGTCCTCATCGAGAACCGGCTTCCGACCCTCAGGGTCGGTCACCCACTCGGTGACCGGCTCGGCTTCGGGATGGTCCGCTGCCACGAGGTTGCCCGCATGGTCGTCGTAGACGATGTTGTCGTCCTCATCGACCACGTAGACCTTGTGGACCAGGTAGCCAGCGTTGGCCTCCTTGATCAGCTCGTGGCACTCGATCAGCCCGTAGATGTGAGCCTGCAGCTCCCACCAGTTCTCGGTGGAGTAGGCGATGGTCGCCCGGTCCACCACGTACGGGTCGATGAACTCCGGCTGGGCGGTGACGTTGCGCATCGCCTTCCCGGCGTAGATCGAGTTCTCCTTGAGGAAGTCCTCGAGGAGCAGGAAGAAGTTCGAGATGTCGGTCTCGTACTTCAGCTTGCCGTAGGCGCTGACCGAGAACGAGACTCCGTACTCGGGGTGCATCGCCATGCCCAGCTCGAACGTGGTCTCCCAGGGCTTGAAGTACATCGTCCCCCAGGGCACGTTGTAGGACTCGCCGCGGTTGACCTCGACCGCGATCATCTGCGGCGGCGAGGCGAACCAGCCGGTGGTCCGCTTGCCGAGTGGGGTGTCCCACAGCTGGGTGAGCAGCTTGTTGAAGTTCCACGCGCCGTCCGGCGGCCGGCACAGGAAGACCTTGGAGAACTCGTAGGTCTCCTCCTCGGCTTCCTTCTTCTCGCGGATGGTCTCCTCGGCGGTCTCGAGGGCCATGTCCACCGGCAGCGCGATCTTCTTGCCGCCGTCCTTGCGTCGCTCGATCTTCTCGGTCAGGGTGCTGCGGTTCTTGCCGTGCTCGGCAAGAAGGTCACTGACCCGTCGGCGCTCCTCGTCTGCTGCCTCGGTGCTCCACGGGTCAACCTTCTCCTGCTCTGACATGCTGTGCCTTCCATAGTTGGCTGTACTAGGGGTTCGTTGCACGGTCCTGCTGGTTGGTGCTGGTGGTACCTCCTCTCAGAGCGATCCGATGTCCCAGATCTGCCGGTAGCTGTTGAGCACGTCCTGGCACTGGGGGTCGTTCTGATCGACCCAGGTGGGGACGGGCTTGGGGTAGGACAGGGTGTAGGTCTCGGTCATCCCGGCGATCGGGTAGTGCTCGCAGATCGCGTAGTCGCGCTTGGCGTCTCCACCCGTGCCGAGCATCAGGACTGCGAGCAGGTCTCCTTGCCTCAGCATCTGCGTCCGGGCCTGGGTGGCGCGTGCCTTCCCGAGTTCGGTGAGGTGGAGGGTGTGAGCGATCTTGTAGTCCTTGTCGATCAGGAACATGACCTCGCGTCCGGACATGACCGAGATCACGGCCTGGACGACGCTTCTCAGCATCGGGTCTTCGGGTTCTTTCATGGGTCTCTCCTTGCTGACGAGGGGAAGCGAAAGGAGGGGAGGGACCCGTGCCGAAACGGGCCCCTCCCCTGGGGTGACTCTCAGGCGACCTTGCTGCCCTTGAGCCGGTCGTGCTCTGCCTTCAGCCGGATGATCTTGTTCAGCCGGCTGTTCTCGGCCATCGCTCCGCGGTAAAGCGCCGAGGGGTAGATCCCTGACTCCTCGGAACTGGCGATCGGCACCTCGTGCTCCGATCCCCACTGCAGAAGCAAGGACTTCTTGAAGTCCTCGTGGATCTCTGCGACGGTGGCCGACTTCTTGACCTTGGAGTGCTTACCCGCCCGAACGTGGATGAGGTTCTGGCGACCCTGCAGTTCGCAGATGTACTCCTTGTCCTGGTCGGGCTTGTTCATCTCGGCGTTGATGAGCACGTCCAGGTCGTTGAAACGCTTGGCAAGCGTCTCGGTCGGGATCAGGTCGCCCTCGGGCAGCTTGACCTTGTAGCCGTTGCCCTTGGCGGGCTCGGCGGCCGAGGAGTCCTCGGTCTTCTCGACCTCGGCCGGAGCCTCAGTCACAGGCGGAGCCTCGGGCGAGGTCTTGGTCACGACGACCTCGACCTCCTCGGTCTCGTCGGTGAGAGCCTCGAAGACAGCATCGACTGCCTCCTTGACCTTCTCCTCCGCGACCTTCCGGGACTTCTTCTTCGGAGCCTTCGGCTCCTCAGGGGCGGGGGCGACCTCGATCGCCACCACCTTCTCCTTGCCTCGCCAGTTCTTCCTGGTGACGATCGTCACCACGAGGCCCAACAGGACGAGTCCCGTCAGCGCCGCGAGCAGCTTGGAGCCCATCATGACCGCGAGGGCCACTCCGACTCCGTACGCCACCGGCTGAACCACCATCCGGTTGGCCCACTGGACCCCCGGGTGTGCCCAGTGCCAGGCCTTGGATCCGGCGAACTTCGCCTTGTCCCAGGCCCAGGTGACTGGGGTGAGGTGGAATGCCCAGTTGCCGGCCTTCTTGGCGAACTGGACGGCCTTGGAGGTCGCGGTCTTCGCGAACTCCAGAGCCTTCCGGGCCATGGCCCGGAAGCGATCCGACACGCGCGCCATGAAGGCGTCACGGTTGGGGATCGCAGGCACAACTGCAACTGCTGCAGCCATGGTGATCACACCCTTTCATGATGTGGTCGTTGGGGTTTGCACACCGGGCCCTCTTCGAGGCCGCTCCGCAGAGCCGGTCGATTGCCACACGTCTTCGGCCCTCTTCGAGGCCCACCCGCAGGTTCCGGACATGCAAAAAGCCCCTGACCATCGGGGTCAGGGGCTTCAGTGGGCGGATGGCCTCTGACAGCCATCCGTCCTGTTTCCGCGCAGGCAGAAGCCCACGCACTGGAATCAGTGTATCACATACACAACACTGGGTCCAGGAGACATCGGCAGTGGCCGGTGGGGACCGCGCACCGTGGGGATGCCGTCCTGCCTAACCGGCCACCACCGTGGACCGGCCCCTCCACCGGACAACAGAGGGGCCAGTCGTCTATGGGCTGGCCTTGCGCCTGACGGCGCACTGCTCGCACCAGCCGATGAACCGGTCACGCCGGTCCTGCCCCAGCCGCCACAGCTCGTCGGCGATGAAGTTCGGCACCATCCGGGCGTTCTTCATCCCCGAGCAGTACGGGACGCTGTGCAGCAGCGCGACTCCTCCCATCGCGGTGGCGGTGGTGTACATGACGCCGTTGCTGGTGCGCTCCCAGTCGGCGAGCACCGACATGGTGGGCGTGAAGGTGTCAGGCATCGGCTGCCTCCTTCTGGTCCGAGTCGTGCCAGGCCAGCCAGTCGGCGAACCCGACGGTGGTGTCACCTAGCGCGACCTCCTGCTGCCAGAGCGCGTACGCGCCCAGGCTGCTCGGGTCCACGGCGGCAGCACGCTCCCGAGCGCGTCGATCTGCTGCCTCCATGCAGGTGGCGATCCGGTCCAGGTGGTGCCGGATCATGCTGATGTCGCCGCAGAACTGATGGTCCATGCGGCTACCCGGCTCTCCTGGCATCAGCCCTCACCTCCGTGCTGGACGTGGAGATCCTCGATCTCCTTGTTCCGCCTGGCTTCTCTCTCGGCGTGGTGAATGTCGCACAGCGTCTTCCACCAGCCGTGGATCGACCGGGTTTCGGCTCGCTTCCCGCACACCTCGCAGAGCTTGGTGGAGGCCTCCTCGGCGATGGCGATCGCCTCGTGGAAGCCCTCGGCGTCGGACTGGGCGTAGTACCGCAGCCCGCCGAACTTCTCCTTGACCTGCTGGAGGGTGAAGTCCGGGTCCAGGTCGTTGAGCTGGAGCTCCAGGTTGCGGAGCAGTTGGTGCCAGCCCTCACCGACGTTGCTAGCCGCAGTCATCATCGGTGATGCCTGCGGCCCGAAACAGGTGGTCATGACACTCCCTCGGTTTCCTGTGGTTCACGAGCCCAGTACTCGTGAACCTGATCCCAGCCATCCAGCCGCTGACCGGCCAGGTGCATCACGTAGATGTCGGCGACGTGCATCATCACTCCGTAGCCCTCCATCGGGCCGCGGGTCACGATGATCCCGCCGACGTTGGCGGTCTGCTTGGCACCGGTCACCTCGACCAGCGCCACCAGTTGGGCGAGCTCGTGGACCACCACGTCGTACGTCGGGCAGTCCTTGATGCCGCGGACTACCTTCAGGATCTGGTAGACCCGTCTGGCCTGCTCGCGCAGATGGTCGTTGTCCTTCAGCTCCGCGCTGCGGGGCATCCACTCGTGGTTCGGATCCAAGTTGCTCATGTCTCTCCTTTCTCGTGCTCTAGGTTGTGTTGCTCGGCGTACTTCGCGGAGAGCTCGGCGAGCCCTCCCAGACCCTCGGTGAACCGGGGCCATGCGTGCCCGCAGTGCGGGCACACCCAGTACAGAACTCCGTCGTAGACCCCGAGCACCTCGTAGCCGAGGTAGTCGGGCTCCTCGCACTCCGGGCAGCCGTCCGGTTCGGCCATCAGCCGTTGTAGAGCGAGGTAGTGCCGACGAATGCTCCGGACCACTCCCAGTTGTCCAGCCAGTAGGCGTTGAAGTCACGCTCGTCCAGCTGAACGGTGTCGTTCACCTCGGCTTCGAGGCGGGCGATCATCACGTCGTAGGACTTCGCGTAGCTGGTGGGCTTCGGAAGCTTGTTCAGCGGAGAGAAGCTCTGGTAGTTCAGCTTCTGATCCTTCTCCGCTCGATCAGCGACCTTGCGAAGCTCCCGGATCGCCTTCTTCAGCCAGGTCCTCCGGGCCTTCTTGTACTCCTTGATGTGCTTGGTCCGGTTCTCCTGGAGTTTGTCCAGGAGGTCGGTGGTCTTGACCTCGGTGGGCTTCACGGTGTTCTCCTTACTGGGTCGTTGCTGGGGCCGGTTGGCGGATGCCAGTTGCCCTTCTCGTCGCGGTACGCGGGGGTGTCGAGCATCATCACTTCGTCCTCGATCTGGTCGCCGATGGTGGTGCCGGCGGCGTTCAGGATCTTGGAGCCGCAGTCGGTGCAGCGCATCGGACGGGCTCGCGCCGTCTTCGCATCGCTGCGCTTCTCCAGCTCCTCGGTGATCTCGGTCTCGCCGATGAAGCAGATCCCGCCGACGATGATGGCCGGGATGCCCATGGCGAAGGCGGTGGCCATCAGCGCCTTCCCGGCCGGGTCCGGCAGCCAGTAGCTGACCATCAGCGCGATCCAGGCCACCACCACGGTCACCACCGCGAACGCGGTCACCAGGCGGATGTTGTGCCGCATCAGTAGCCACGCTCCTCGCGGATCGTCTTGCGGGCGATCTCCCGGAACCGGCCTTCGAGATCGAGCTCGGTCTTCATCTGGGCCAGTTCCTTGGTGTCGCTGGTGATCACCTGGGCCTTCTGCTGCTGGTCCAGGTAGATGTTCTTCTCCAGCGCCATCGAGGACCGGTGGTTGGAGTGGTACCAGCCGAGCGCGACGTTGGCGGCGACCGCGGTCGCGAAGAACAGCACCCCGGACCAGATGAACCGGTAGTTCACCCCGGTGCCCATCCAGATGCCGATCAGTACCAGGGCGAACGCGATCGTGTAGAAGATCGCGATGTACTTGCTGTAGCGCAGGAAGTCGTTCCAGGTCATGTTCTCTCCTCAGGGTGTTGGGCTTCGTAGAAGTCGATGGAGCCGATCACCATCTGGCCCCACAGGTTCACGTCGGACTGGTCCGGGCCGAGGGCGGCTGCATAGGCCAGCCCGACCTCCTCGCGGAGGATCTCCTTGCCGTCGGCGATCCGGGTGACGGTGAGGATCCCGCGCCAGCTGTTGGTCTCCATCCGGGTCACGTCGGCCCGCCAGGCTCCGTCATCGACGCCTGCGGACCAGACCAGCCCGGCGATCTCGGCGGGTTCTTCGGTCATGGCAGCTCCTCTCACAAGTCGAGGGGGCAGCAAGCAGGACGTGCCTGCTCACTGCCCCCTGGTCTCAGGCGACGTTCTTCAGATGGCGGATGGCCATCAGCACGAACGTCTTGGTGGACTCGAAGTAGGTGATCTTGCGAGTCACCTCGGTGCTGGTCGCGGTGAAGCCGTTCTGGCTGAACAGCTGACGAGCGAACTCACCGATCTCTCGGGTCATCTTGTCGATCGTGACCTGGTTGGCCTTCCGGGTTCCCTTGGCCAGATCCGCAACGAACTTGATCTCGATCCTGCGTGGCATTGCGTTACCTCCGTTCCTTCTGTTCAGTCCGAGATGTCATGTGCCAGTACGGGCAGTCCCGGCACTTGTAGGCGCGCAGCCGTTGCCCGCCCTTGATCGCGCGATTGAGCGTGGCGCTCAGTGCATGCGCCTTGCTCTGGTAGCAGAACTTGCCGCTCTTGCACTCCTTCAGGGCCGGGGAGCGGTGCGGCTTCCTCCTCCTCGGCTTGATTCGTCGGCCCATGGGCCCTCCCTTACTCCTCGGTCCGCCCATAGGGGTGCGGAATGCTTCTGACGGCTCGCTTCCGGCCATGCAGCGCGGCCAGCAGCGACTCGATGTAGGGGTCGTAGGTGCCTCCGGCGATGCCCTCGATCAGGTCATCGATCTCGGGCGGTCCGGAGGACTCCGCGACCTCTTCCTCCTCGGCGCGGCGCAGCCACTCCCAGGAGTGATCGGACAGATCAGTCACGGTGTGACCGATCGGATGGGTGCAAGCCAGCCGCTCCCCGCTGACCCGGCTGGTGTACTTCTGGTTGCAGATCCGAGGGCTCACGCCGGCTCATCTCCTTCCGGGAGCGGGCTCTCGATCGAGATGACGCGAGGCAGTGGTTCCGGTCCGACATAGCGCAGACACCGGCAGGTGGTGAGCACCTGCCGGGTGCCCAGCTTGGTCTTCTTGAAGAAGGCGACGGTGTAGTGACAGCCGTCGTCGTCGCTGTGGAACGAGTAGTGGTGCGTGCACCCACAGGTCGGGTCCGGATCGGTGAGGACCCGGACCCGACGCTGCAGCCGAATGTTCGCCTGGTGGTAGGTCTCACCCCAGCCGAGGGTGAGGAACCAGCCGATGGCCAGCACCACGTTGCAGGTCAGGCTGACCCACAGCAGGTGCTGTGCGGTCATCTGACGATCGCCGTCTCACGATCGAGGATCTCGTACCGGGAGTAGCCGTTCTCCGGATCGCCGATGATCCGCTGCACCTCCGACAGCACCAGCTGGTCGAGCTGGATGTGGGTGTGCACCTCCGTGGAGGGCCCGTTGTCGGGGCTCTGGGCGGGCGTACGGCGCTTCCGGGGAGTCGGTTGGACCTCTCCCCTGGCCACGGCCTGAACGGCCTTCTCGTGGAGGCTGGCGGTCTCGGGGAGGGGCACGCCCTTCTTGGTCTCAGTCATGGTCCTCCGCTCCTTCCACGGTGTCCGGGATGCCGACGAACTCCAGGTCCCGGCCACTGGCCTGGAAGATCGCCTTCATGTGCATGAACAGCGCGGCCATCGCCTGCACCGAGTCCTCGTAGTCGCGGATCTGGATCCCGGCCTTCTCGTCGTCCTCGAGGAAGACAATGGCCTTGACCGGGGTCAGGTTGGCCTCGGGGTCGCCCCGGTGCTCCTCGCGCTCTGCTTCGAGTGCGTCGTCCAAGGCGTCGGTCATCGACTGGCACAGGCGGGTCAGCCGGGTGAACGGCTGGTCGGCCTGCTTTACGTCCATGTCGGTCATGGCGTTCCTTCCTTGCAGGTCAGCTGGTGGGCCTTGAGCTCGTGTCGAGCCATGGCCGCCTGCGTCCGCAGCTGTTGCAGACGCCGGCGCTCGGGGGCGCTGATGTGTCGCCCACGAGCCTTGATGGCCAGGCTGTTGTGCTCACCGGCGACCCGGACCAGGTTCCGCTTGAGCTCACTGCACTCCGCGCAAGCGACCCTGTTCTCGGCGATCCTCATTCCGTTCCTTCCTGGGTGACTGGCATGATGGAACCTCGTTCCCTTCCAAGGCGAACAGCAGAGCCCCGGAGCTTGTGGTGATCCCCGGGGCTCTGCTGTGTCAGGCGACTGCTCGATCCTCGCAACCGAAGACCGGGCTATTGATGTGGTGGGTGATGTTGCCCAGCTCGTCCCGTCCGATCAGGGTGACCATCCGGATGTGCTTCGGGTTGAGCTGGGTGAGCAGGCTGGGATCGATCGCACACGAGAGCATGGTGCTGTACTCATCCATCGCCTCTTCGAGGCTGGTGTGGTTGCGGCTGAAGCTGCTCCCACTGCAGAGAGTGATCCCCACCTCATACGTCACGGATCTGGTGCCCATGACTCCTTCTTTCGGGGTCGGCAGGTTGGTGGTGACCCACGCCTCGCCGACCGGGAGGCATTGGCCTATCTGGCGGGGGTGTAGACCCGAGAGCTCACTCGAGCCCCCTGTCATGATCGTGGATCTCTTCGGTGGCCCGCCGTTGCCAGTAGGCCTCCATGAACAGGTTGGTGAGGATGGAGACCCCCACCGACCCGAATAGACAGGACAGGAAGAAGAGCGACATCAGGCCTCCTCCCCCGTCCAGTCGTGGCAGTTCCCGCAGTACCCCTCGCGGATGTCGTTCGGGTTGTGCGAGGTCCTGCCGCATCGCGGGCAGGTGAAGCCGGTGATGATCCGGTCCACCGCCTGCTGGGCCTTGCGGCCCCGCTCCACGAACTCGCGGAGCATGTCCTGGTTGCGCTCGGTCACGACTGCTCACCTTCTGCGTCGTCACGGTCGATGCGCTCGGTGGGCAACTCACCTCTGACCCGGACCTTGATCTGGTACCTGCTCCAGTCATCCCGGCCGACCTCCTGGGCGACCACATCCTGGAAGTACTCTGGAATCTCCTCCCAGGGCACCTGGTGGAAGTCGAGCAGCTCGTTCCGCTTCAGCTCCGACCGGTCCCGGTTGAGCATCACCGCGTTCCGCAGGTAGGCCGGCTGTGCGGTCCCCAGCGGGTGGATGCCGGACGGCTCCGCACTGGGCTGGAGCGTGGTGAACTGGGTCCAGCCTTCGGTAGGGCTGGAGAACCCTTCCGGTGTCGTCGGCTGGTTGGCGTGACCGACCTCGATGACGATGGTCGGTGCAAGGTGCTTCATGGTGTCCCCTTTCGGAGGGTTTGGTTCCCCACGACGGTCGCCGTGGGCAGGGCGGGTCACCCTCCAGACACGCACATCCTCGACGGAGAGGACGAGGATGTGCGTGCTGGGCAGCGACCCCCTCAGTAGCGGGTGTAGGCCACGACCGACTTCGCGAGGAACTGAGTCTCGTTGAACTTCAGGCCCAGGTACTGCCCGAGGTAGAAGTCGTACATCGGGATCGGCAGCGGCTGCCTCCCCTCCAGCCTCATCGCTTGGCTCCAGAGCTCGTCATCGACCCGAGGGAGCCGGGAGCGGTGCATCGACGCTGGCGTGGAGTAGTCGGACCACAGGTATGGACCACCGCAGATCCGGCCGCCCTGGTTCCCGTACGGCGTGGTGGACTTGAACCTGAAGCTGATGTTCTCCACCATCCCGGTGAACCGGATCTCATAGACGGCCGATTCGGTCTCCACCTGGATCGGATTGCTGAGATTGCTATCCCAGTCGCCTGGGTCCACCAGTGCCCGCAGCAGAGCCAGCGAGCGCTTCTCGGCATTCTCCTGGCGCTGCTCCCGGGACGGTCGTGCGGCCCACCGGCCGTTGGGCAGCCGAGGCTGCTGGCGGAGCCGGTTCAGGACGTTGGCGACAGGACTGCTGGCCATCTAGCCCCCGACCGTCTGCGGGACCATGACCACCTGCTCGGCGGTCTGGTCGAAGGTGCGGGTGACCGTGCCCGTGCCACCGCCGGAGTCCACGGTGAAGGCGAGCATGCCCTTGGCCATGGACTCATCGAAGGTGGCCATGGCCTCGTTGACCTCGGTCTCGACGGCCGGGTCGTAGATCACGTCGGTGTGGCCGGAGCTGTCCAGGATGCGCAGGACGTGCTTGCCGGCCGGAACGTCGATCTTGGTGAGAGTGGACATTCGGTTGTTTCCCTTCGTGGTGATACAGCGAAGCCCCACAGCCGAGTTGCTGTGGGGCGGGTGGAACATCCGTGGGGCTACAGGACCACGACGTGGTGCGGCCAGTGGGCGTAGGGGACGGCCTTCTTGCGGAAGGCCCGCTCGTCGTACTTCAACGCGAGGTACTGCCCGAGCCAGATGTCGGGGTCCGGCAGTCGGCCGCCTGTGTAGGAGAAGGGCTTCGGCCCCCCACACAGGGCGAACATGAAGTGCCCTTCGGTGCCGACTGCCTTGATGTTGATCGCGGTCGAGGCGAACCAGACCTGGTAGCGCTGCCCGCTCTGGCTGGTGAACTCCAGGTGGGTGTAGATCCGTCGCTGGAACCGACCACGCTTGTCCCGTTCGACCTGCCACCGCCAGTCCGAACTGGGGACGGTGGCTCGTAGCAGAGCCCAGCTGCGTTCATAGGCCGCTCCGGCCATTCATGCTCCTTCCGTGGTGTGGGCGAGCGCGAGGAACCAGAGCTCCGGAGTGGCGTTCTCGCACCGCTCCATCGCCATGGCCTTGCGTCCGACCTCCAGTTCCCGTTGGAGGTCGGACGTGGACGCTCCGGGGCTGCTGTCCCAGCCCCAGATGTCGGCGTACCAGTAGACGTACTCAGGCATCTGCCACCTCGGTGGTGACGGTGATGACCAGGACATGCACCTTGCGGAACTCGTCTCCCGGTGGGGTGGGCTGATCGGGGTGGATGTGAGGTTCCGTCATCCAACCGCCGTCGTTGGTGCGGACCTGCACCTCGACTCGCTCGGTGTAGGTGACCTCGGCGGCGCTCATCCGACCTCCTCCTGTTCGACTGCGATGAACCGTCGGACACAGGCCTCGACGTTGAGGTAGGCGGCTGCACTGATCGGCGAGCAGCGAACTGCTTCGATCAGCGCCACACCAGCCGCCTCGACTGGGATGTGCTGGATCTCCAGGAGTTCCAGCACCTCTCGGGTCACGTCGAAGATCTGGACCAGGTGGGTGTCCATGAGCACCGACACGGCCAGTTCGACCTTCTCGTCCAGCGTCATCACACCTCCAGCGGGAGCAGGGAGCGGGGCTCCATGACCGTGACCTGCCGGGCGGAGACCTCCAGCACCTCGGGGATGTCCCAGCACGCGACACCTTGTTGACCTTGCGCGCCGGCGATCTCCGGGGTGCAGCCGACCTGCACCTCGTCCAGGAGGCGTTCGATCAGGACCGTGAGCGGCGGTTGACGGCTGTTGACCAACTCCAGCAGCCCGAAGAAGTGACCGGCGATGTAGCTGAACCGGTAGTAGTTCTCGGTCGCGCCCTTGCCCGCGTTGTCGGGCTTGGTCCGGAACGTGACGACGTAGATGTCCATCACTCCTCCTCGTCCTCGCCGTAGGACTCCAGCCAGGCCTGCTCGCGCGCCAGGTCACGGTCCTGGGCGCGCTCGGCCTGCTCCTCGAGCCAGTCCTCGCACTCGTCCGAGCAGCCCAGCTGCCAGACGCTGACGGGCTGGAAGTGCGCGGCGCAGCGCAGGCACTGATCGACCCTGTTGTACGGATCGATCTTCTTGATGCAGGTGATGCACCGGTACTGCTGCTCCGGGTGGGGCTCGAACTCGTCGTCCGCCCAGGTGATCTCGGCCCCGCAGTCCATGCAGGCGACATCGTGGTAGTACGTGGTGATGGTGGTGCTCATGGTGACTCCTTTCAGGGGTCAGACATGCGAAAAGGCCCCCAGATCGAGTGATCTGAGGGCCTTCCCGCCGGCAACACCTTGTTGCCGTCGTTGCTGGTCAGAGCCGCTTTTGGGTATGCGGTCGCTGATCAACTGCTCTAACTATCTCATACAGGCGTGGGAAACGCAAGTCAAAACGCTACATTCCCAGCACTTTCTTGCGCCTCAGGAGTCACACCCCAGGGAACAGCCGCACGTTGGGGTCGAACGGCTCGTCCAGGATCTGGATCTCCATCTTGCGGCCTCCCTTGGTGAATACCAGGGCCACGACGCCGTAGTCGGCGGCCTGAACCTTCTCGATCGCGGCCACGATGTCGTTGCTGCTGGCCTTCATGTGCTGTGCCATCCGCAGGAAGTGGTTGTAGTCGGGCATCAGGAGCCTCCTCTGCTCCACCACCACGCGAGGAGCAGCCCTGTCCAGAAGCAGACGTAGCCGTACAGGGCTGCCCACACGATCACCAGGTGCTGAAGACTCACTCAGCCTCCTCGGCGGCCTCGGAGATCTTCGCGATCATGTCGTCCACCACCTGCGGAGCGATCTTGAGCATCGCCTGAGCCAGCCGCAGGTGGTCGTCGTCGGCCTCGAACTCGACGCTCAGGATCGCGCCCCTGGCCTTGATCATGACCTGGATCCCCATCTCGGTAGGCCGGATGCTGGCCTCGCCGATGGTCGCGCTGCAGTCGGCGTTGTTCAGCCGGGTCATCAGCTCCTCGAGCAGCTCGGCATCGGGTACCTGGGTCACAGCTTCTCCCCAGCGATCTTCTCGGCGATCCGGCGGACCTGGGTTGCCGAGTTGGAGCCGTCGAACAGCGCGCCCGCCTGCTCGTCGGTGAGACCGAGCTCCGTTATCGCGACGTACCGGACATGGATCCCGTCCACCACGTCCGTGGTGGTGTACCGGGAGTCGGCATGCATCCCGACCCAGCCGGCCACACAGTAGGCAGTGCCGCAGTGCGCCCGGATCTGGTTGAGCTGCTCGTTGTTGACTCGGGTGCCGTCGCTGTTCCAGACCATTCTGACCAGGTGGTCGGCCATGTAGTTGGGGGGCGTCACGTACCCGCCCTGCCACCACTCGCGGTCGATCTCGGGCAGAGCGTCCTGCTCCTCTACCCACTCCACTGCCTTCCGCAGCAGCGGGATGTTGGGACTGATGTTCTCGGTCATGGGATGATCCCTTCATCCGGGTCGAACCCAGCTCTCGCGATCTTCTCGCACTTGGCCAGCAGGTCCTCGACCTCCGTCTGGGTGGTGGTATCGGCGTCGTTCCAGCAGGTGACCACGCCGACCGGGGCCGGCTGAAGGTCTCCGTCCTCGTCGTACTTGCGCTCGTCGTAGTCGAGCTGGCTGGCCAGCAGCCAGACCGCCTCGGTCATGTCCTCGTGCTCGGAGACCAGTTGCTCCAGGGACTCGTTGTCGGTCTCGAACAGACCCTGACAGAACGCCATCCCGCCCATCATGCAGACGTGGCCGTTCTCCTCGTTCAGGGTGCCCTGAGCCCAGCCGTGCTCCCGGATGTACTCCCGGGTGCTGGCCAGCAGGTCGGCCACCCTGTCCATGATCTTCATGTGGTGATCCCTTCATCCGGGTCAAACCCGGCTCGTTCGATCTTGGCTGCCTTGCGGAACGTGTCCAGGACGTGCTGCTTGCCCCGGGCACCCCTCTCCTTGTCGTCGTTCCAGGTCATGACGTTGCCCGAGGCGAGGACGATGTTCTCGGATCCGTCGATCGCCTTCATCAGGGCCTGACAGGCGCGCGCGACCTCCGGGGCCTGTACCTGGCTCTCGTCCAGGTCAGCGGAGAACAGGATCGCGCCGACGGCGCAGCTCTGGTTCCGGTTGGGACCGAGGAGGGCACCCCTCCACCAGCCATGGTTCTCGAGGTAGTCGGCCGCGGCGTCCAGCCAGTCGGCCACGGATGCGAACTTCACAGCTCGTCCCTCTCCGCGATCTTGATGGCTCGGTCGAATGCCTCTACCACCTCGGCCTGGGTCCGACCGGCGGCGTCGTTCCAGTCGATCAGGTCGTACTCCCAGGGCCCGGTGGTGAGCTCGGTGATGGCCATCTCCACCACCCGCTGGTCGTTGTACAAGCGCTCCTGGACGGGGCCACGGTGCCCGATCTGCTCCAGGACCGCCATCCGCAGCGCTCCGATCGAGCAGAACCTCAGCTGCCCGTCATCGTCGGTCGTCATCTCGATGTTCTGGGCCCAGCCGTTCGCGATCTTGTCGCGGGCTGCGGTCAGCTCCGCGACTGTTCGCGTCTGCATCAGTGGTCCCTCTCCGCGGGTGTAACGGGGTCGCTTCATCTTTGGTTCCCTTCCGTGGGGTTGTCTTCTTCCATCTGCTTGGCGATCTCCTTGGGGTACATCACGACCATCGCGTCGTTCCAGGAGTCGGCGTAGTTGTACTGGCGCTCCCCGGTTGCGGCGTCCAGAGCATCGATGAACTGGCTCAGAAACGACCGCGAAGTGTCCTCGGGGTGCTCATCACCCGGGGTCCATCCGGTCCAGCGGGTGACCAGCAGGGAGTGTCCTTGCTCGGCCTCCTCGCGGGTGGAGTACCGGATCATGTCCAGGTCGGTGCTGTCGTCGGGGCCGAAGACCATCGACTCGAAGATCAGCGGCGGGCCTTCCTCCCTGAACGAGTGGTCCAGCCCGAGCCAGACCGTGGAGACCCGGCAGCCGCCGGGCAGCTCGGTGTAGCCGATCCGGCGGTGCTCGAAGTCCTCGAACGTCTCGCACCACTTCTCCATGGTGATCGGCTGACCGTCCATGTCGTAGTAGTGGCTCATGTGTACCCCCAGCCCGAGCTCCCTCCGTCGTTGACCTCCTCGAACTCGACGGTGGTGGTGAACCGCAGCCCAGACTCGGTGACGATGGTGAAGGACTGGATGGTCCCGGAGTCACTGCGGTTCTCCTCGACGTGATCGACCTTGATCGGGAACTCATCGAAGCCCACGACTGCCCGAAAGCAGCCGAGGATCAGGTACTTCAGAGACCGATCCGGCATCGGGGTCTCACCGGGCCCCGGTGGGCCCATGCGGATGTGTCTCCTGGTCATGACGCCTTCTCCTTCGGTGCCTGGTACCACCAGCGCTTGCACTCGGCGCAGAAGTGGTCTCCGTCGTTGTGGTCGCCGGTGCAGGTGTGGGTGTGGCCGGGATCGGCGATCCCCGGCATGGTCGCCCGGCAGATCTTCGGCTTGTCGTTCACAGCCACACCACCTGAGTGGCACCGTCATGACCGTGGATCGACATCGCGTCGTCCAGGTTGGCCCAGATCACGGTGGAGGCCTTCTCGGTCAGCCACCTGATCGCCACCGTGCCGTCGGTGAACTGCACGCCCTCGGCCACGATCCCGGTGCCCGAGACACCGGAGACATCGCGGTCGCGGAGCAGCCGGAAGGTCCTCACAGGAACTCCACTCGGGAGAACGGGTTCCCCACAACCGGGTGCTTCGGCTTGTCTCCGTGAGAGGAAGGACCGATCATCTGCTGCCCGGCGTGGAACTTGCAGATGTCGTTGTAGCAGCTGATGCAGTAGTGGCCGATCATCCCGCAGCAGGACCTGATCGTGACCACCTTCGCCGGGTTGGAGCAGGTGAAGTTGTTGCCGACGGTCTCCACCGGACCTCCGTTCTCGGCGCGCTGGAACTTGTGCCCGATGCACTTCGGCACCTTCTCCTGGGACTCCTCCGGGTCGAAGTCCAGGTGGGTGATCTCGGCCGGGACTGTGGTGTTCTGCTCACTCATCGCCGCTCCAGATCCCGAGCAGCGGCTGCCGGTCCCGGTACTCCTCCTCGAAGTCCTCGTGCCAGGGGAACCTGTCGCTGGCGTCCGGCCAGACGATCTGCAGTGCCTCCACCTGTCCGAAGAGGTGGTTGCACATGGACAGCGGGTAGTCCCCGAGGGGCTCCAGGACCTCCAGAACGGCCACTCTGAGGCCTCGCAGCACCTCGGTGGAGTAGGTGTCCGGGTAGAACCTGGTACCCCGCTGAACGGCCTGGTACGCCGCGTTCAGGACACCGTGCGCCTGCTGCTGCACCATGCCCATCACGATCATGTCGGGGTGGTCGTGCTTGGTCATCCCGACGGTGTAGGTGAAGTACTCGTTGCCCGGGCCGAGGTCGTCCTCGGTGGGGAACACCGAGATCGCCGCCCAGCCGGTGCGCTCGATGTCGTCAAGGACCTTCCGGTCCACCTTGTCCAGCATCTTCCTCTCCTTCCGGTGTGGTTGAACGTGCGATCTGCTCCTCGGTGTAGCGGCAGCCGATGGCGAAGCCGTCCACCCACAGCGCCATCCCCAGCGCCCGCAGATCGAGGTCGGTCTGGAGCGCGGGGTTGATCTCGGTCCCGCGCAGGACCCGTTGGTTGCACAGGTAGACCACGGAGTCGGGGTCGGCATAGACCGCCACGATCTCCTTGGGATGGTGACCACCCTCGCCGGCCTGACCGTCGAGGTAGTTGACCGCATCGGACAGCCACCAGAAGTCGGTGTGCCGGGGACGGTCAGGGAACCTCGGGTCGTTGAGCGGGTCGATGAAGTCGTTCACGACCGCTCACCCACTTCGGGCGGAGTGACGCACGGCTCGCATTGGTCGTCGAGGTTGTCGCGCTCCCAATCCGTCAGGGCATGGCCGCAGGTTCGGCAGACGATTGCCCGCGAGCGACCCGCGTCATTCTCGGCGTTAGGCATCGCGTCCTCCCTCGGGCGGAGTGACGCGGGTCCAGTCGCTCACCATCCGGGTCTCAATGCGGAGGTTCCGCTTCGGGGCTCTGAGCGACCTTTCCTCCACGATGCGGAGCGCGGCCTGCACGGCGTCAAGGGATGGGACCTCGTGCATCCGAACCGCGTTGTGCGAGCCGTCCATGTTCGGGGTGTCGCTGTCGTAGGCGACGCACCAGACCTGGCGTAGCCCATTCTCGGCGGTAGATGTCTGGTCGTTCATGGCAGCTCCTTGCAGCTCGGGCAGACCCCGAACATGAAGATCACCTGGACGTTGCCCCGCATCCGGACCGAGTGGCCGGTGTAGAACTCGTCCGGGCAGTAGGCACCGCAGTTGTCGCAGGTGCGCTCCCAGACCTCACGGTCGTGATCGGTGGCGTTCTCCTCGGGCTCGGTCAGCGGGGTCATCACCACGTTGGCCGGCACGTCGGCGGCGTTGCCCATGTGCTGCTCCATCAGGGCCAGCCGCTGGTCGATGCTCGCCCGCAGCCACGTCGGCTCAGGCTGGAGCTTGGGCTTGTCATCCATGGCTCTCCTCCGGACAGCCGCCGTCCTCGTTCAGATGCCGGTCCAGGGACTCGGCGTCCTCGAACCGGTAGTGGCAGTGCGGGCACTCGTGCAGGCCAGGCAACTGGTCCTCCTCCTCGGGGTAGTTGGTCTCGCAGAACGGGTTCGCGCAGGCCAGCGGCCCACCCACCACCCATCCCTTCGGCTTGTAGATGGTGGTGTGCCCGCAGTACGGGCACACCGGGGAGTACTCAGATGTGGACATCGACCACGGCCAGGTATGCCTCGTCCGGCAGGCTGTCGATCAGCCGGGCGAACTCGCGCTCCCAGGTGGTCTGGTCCTTCTCGTTGCTGACCGTCCCGAACCAGCCCATCCGACCCTGCTCGTGCCACTGACCGTCGACCAGCACCGCGTGGGTGATCCCAGCGCCGTCACGAGCGTGAGCGACGTACGCCTCACGACCACCGGAGTTGACGTACCAGGCCTCCAGCGGGTCATCGAGCCACGGCATCAGGTGGGCCTCGGACAGGGCCTTGATGAACGGCTGGTTGTGGAACTGGTGGCGAGCCTCGTTGGTGAGCTGCTGCCGGTTCTGCACCCACTCGGCCTCCGAGACCGGCTCCAGTTTCTCCGCAGTCCTGGCCAGCACGTAGCCGTCGTAGGTCTCGTCCGGGTCGGTGTCGTGGTCGAAGTACACCCGGCGCAGCAGGTCCGGCCAGCTCTCCGGCAGCTCCAGGCCGACGGTCGCCTTCTCGAAGGCGTCGTAGCCGGCCTCGGCGTTCTGCCCAGCCATCATCCGCATCGCCTCGAAGTCGATCTGGCCCTTGCGAGCCAGGTCCGCCCGGCCCTCGAAGTTGCTGCCCTGGTCGTCACCGAAGGTGCCTCCGTTGCCGAGCACGGCGTCCTGGGAGCCGTCGTAGACCGGGAGCTGCTCCTCGCCGTGAACCCGGTCCTCACCGACCGGTGACCGGTCCTCCAGTGCCCTGCGCCACTCCGGTACCGGTACCGCGGCCAGGTTCACCGCGGGCTTGAGCTGGTAGAAGCCGTGCCAGCGACCACCGAGGGTCCACCAGTCCCAGCGCGAGTCCGGGTTGTAGCTGGACAGGTAGCCGAACCGGTCCTCCTCGGCGTCGTAGATCCCGCGCTCACAGCCGTTGCCGAAGTAGCCACCGACGGCCATCCGGGCCCACTCGTTCCAGGCCTCGAGGTTGCCCTCGGTCACGTAGTCATCGAACGGCTTGGTCGGACCGTCGTCACCGGTGCAGTACTCGGGGTGCTCCCGGTAGAAGGTCTGGGCCTGCTGGACGCCATCGGCTTCCACCCACTCCGGGTAGGGGTCCATCTCCTTGTTCTCATCGAAGGGATCGAGGATCCCTCCCAACATCTCCATCGCCTCGGCAGAGGTACTGGCGTCACGGATTACCACGGTCACGGTGCTGTGCGACATTCGGTTCCCTTCCATAGGTTGTCTGGGCATGAAAAAGGCCCGGTACCGGAGAAGCTTCCTCTGCTCCTCCGACACCGGGCCGGTCTTCCTTGAACCTTCCCAGAACGGTTGGGAAGGGCCTGGATCAGGGCATGCGGTGCCCCAAACGCTAGGTTCATTGTATCTCATCTAGGTAAAGACGCACAAGGGCCGAGACGATGTTCGTCCCGGCCTGTTCGGAGTATCAGCGCGGCACTGTGTCTACGTGACGGGCCGACTGATTGACCCCGAGGCGAGGTGTGATCCCCGCCAGAGACCGCCGGCTAACCTGCCCAGCGATCTCATGTACCCCACTGTAGGCCATACACCACAGGTTGTCAACCAGGGCAGCCAACCTCGTTACCGTGGAGGGGAGGGGGAGCGCGAAGGGGATGCCATGACCAGGCGAAGGTTCCGGGACCGGCCTACCGGGGAGATCATGGTGCTGATGATCGCGGCCACGATCTGCACCTACATCGCGGCCACGATGGTCGTGCTGTTCATCCTGGCGATCACCACCGACCGGGACCTGTCGGGTCCAGCTCGGAACATCGCCGACATCATCAACACCCTGATCGGTCTGCTGGCCGGCTACCTGGCCGGCCGTACCGACATCGCACTCGGGCACAAGAAGGAACCGGAGCAGCCCAGTGAACCGTAGGTGGACCTCGATCCTGGGCTACGGCTCTGCGCTGGTGCTGAGTGGTGTCGGGTTCGCTGCTGCCAGCTACGACCGGGCGTCATCTGCCAATGCGCCATCGGCTCCATCGGCGTCAACTGGACCCAGTAGTAGCCCAACAGTGTCTCCTACACCTCCGGCTAGCTCACCGACACCAGTACCAGGACCGCGAGGAGAACCAGGACCGAGAGGCCCACGAGGCCCCCGAGGAAAGCCAGGAACACCGGGCTCGACAGGTCAGGCAGGTCAGAAGGGTGAGACTGGCTCAACCGGTCCACGAGGACCAGCAGGACGACCAGGAGAACCAGGAAGGGCGGGACCAGGAGGACCAGCAGGACCTCCCGGTGAGAGGGGACCACGAGGTGTGAGAGGACCGAGGGGGGCATCGGGACAGGATGGTCTACCGGGCCCGCAGGGCCCAGCCGGACCTCCCTGTCCGGATGGCTACACCGGGATGGATCTGGGGGTCCACATCAGGGAACCGATCGATCGGACAGTTCAGATGTTCGTCTGCGTCCGGAACGACCAGCTCCCGATCGGCTGAAGGCTATGACCTGATGGTCACTGGCCTGAAGTGCTGAACCTTCTGCGTGGAGGTGGAGGTGGACCGACTCGAGGTGATCGTGAGACCCATCTCCAGGTGTACTTCCTGATCTGCTCCCTGGCCAGTTCCAGACCGTCGGTCTGGTGGTCGTCCGGGATCGGGTCAGGTGGTCGTACGACGTAGACCGGACCGGATCTGGCAGCCCACTGCTTCTCCTGAGAGTCCCGTTTCCTCTTCCTGGATCTCCGAGCTCCCCTAGTCATGTGGCTCCTTCGGAGCCGTGGCGCTTCGCACTGTGGCCCTCCCCCCTATCCCCCCAGCGGGGGACATGCGAAACAGCCGAAACACTCGGCTGCCGGGGACCTTTCCGGCGCACGGTCGCAACCGCCTCTGACGCGGGTTGCTCCGGTTCGACTTCCGGGTCCTGATCGGCTTCACGCCGCCGTGGCGTCGCATGATCTGTTCAGTTGGTGCCCAGAACGAGATGCAGATCGCGACGCCGATGGCCTACGATGTGATCGCGTTCCTGACAAGCGCACAGTAGTTCGCTGGCACGAGCTACGGCAAGGCCCCTGGTTGGCATGTTCCTGCCAGGGGCCTTTTGCTGTCAGGACCATCTCCAGAGATAGTTCCTTCGGCCCACGCGCGCCGTCCCCGGAGGGGAGTACGGTGCGCAGATGCCGACAGTCTGGATCCGGGATGATCCCAAGCACCGGACCAGATTCCACCGCCATCCCGACTGCTTCCAGCTGACCAAGAAGCCGTCCCGGGGCGACCACCACGACCTGGTGTCCGCCGACCTCTCGACAGTGCATGTCCGGCCCTGTCGGGTCTGCTACCCCGACGCCCCACACCTGGCGCTGTGGAAGCGGTACTGCCCGACCTGCGACACCAAGAACGCCTGCCGGCACAACGGTGGGATCGAGGTGATCGACCGACGAGGGCGCAAGTTCTGGGTCTGGCCGGATACCAACCAGATGCCCTACTATCGCAAACAGGCCATCTAGGCCAGCTAGATCACCACATCAACTACACACACTCCTGGACGAGCGTGTGGGACGAGCACACGAATGGAGTCACCGTGCCAGCGGTATCCGCAGAAGCGCTGTTGATCTCAGCCCTGGTCAACACCGCGTCGGTCGGAAGCGAGGTCCCGTTCGGGATCAGCGCTTCGGACTTCGAGGGCTACTCCGACGAGTACAACTGGCTCGTCAACTACACCGAGACCTACGGCGCGCAGCCGACCTGGGACATCTTCGCGATGAAGTTCCCAGGCTTCTGGCGCAGCGAGCACACCGAGGTGCGCTCGGCCGCGGACATGGTGCACCAGTCCGCCAACCGCCGCCGGCTGAACACCGCGATCACCGAGGCGTCCGAGCTGGTGCACCTAGGGGAGGCGAGCGCCGCCTACGAGCGGCTGGTCGAAGCCCGGCCGAGACGGGCTGCGGCTCGTCCCCGGCGGATCCTCACCGACACCGGCTACCTGGACGAGTGGGACGCCCGGCCGTACGCCGTCGAGCTGCCCTACCCCACCTTGCAGCGGTACACCGGCGGGATCTGCGCGGGCAACCTGTGGTACCTGGCCGGGAGGCCGAGCCAGGGCAAGTCGGCGCACATCACGGTGATCAGCAAGAGCGCGGTGATCGGCGGGAACCGGGTCCTGATGTACAGCCTCGAGATGAGCGAGGCCGAGGTCAGGGCCCGGTTCCATGCATGTCTGGGGGCCGAGATGGGCTACCCGTCGATCACCCTGACCAACCTGCGGGCCCGGGCCTGCGAGCGGGCCACGGTGAAGAAGTTCACCGGCGAGCTCGCCGACCGGCTGGAGGCCTGCGGCGGGGTGCTGGACGTGCACACCCCGGCCGACGGCCCGGTCAGCCCATCGGTGGTCGCGGCCAGAGCATCGGAGTACGACCTGGTGGTGATCGACTACGTGGGCCTGATGTCCGCCGACGGCGGTGGCCGGGCGGTGGACGACTGGCGGGAGATGGCCAAGATCTCCAACTCGCTGAAGTCGATCGCGTTGAGCCAGAAGACCGCGCTGCTGTGCGCGGCCCAGATCAACCGGGACGGGGAGACCGGCTCGGCACCGCCGAAGGTGAAGAACCTGGCCCAGTCCGACGCGCTCGGGCAGGACGGTGACGTGGTGCTGACGATGCGGTCCAAGCCGCACAACGTGGCCACCCACTTTTCCCTGGAAAAGAACCGGCACGGTCCCTCCGGGATCTACTTCCACACCACCTTCGACCCCGACCACGGGTCCTTCACCGAGATCTCGGCCGACCATGCCGACGACCTGGTGATCAACGCCGAGGTGATGTCCGAGAACACCAGCACTCCGCCACCCGCACTCCGGGTGATCAAGACCAAGGACGAGCTATGAGCACCATCGAGACCCTGCCCGCGATCGAGACCGTGCAGGAAACCCTGTTCGTGCTGCCGCACATGACCACCGTCGGCAACACCACCTTCTGGTGCATCCAGGAGGACTGTGACGGCGAGCACCACTTCTGGTGCGACTGCCATGCATCCACACACGCTGGCTGAGGCGCTGCTGTACGGCCGGGGAGTCGAGCGCCCGTTCCTGTGCCCGGAACACGGCGACTCCCGGCCGAGCGCCAGCGTGAACGTGGTCAAGAAGGTCTGGTTCTGCTACACCTGCCACGCCCACGGCGACCTGACCGGGGAGGCCCGGCTGGCCGAGCCGGACTACACGGTGATGCGGCTGTGGCTGGACAAGAAGATCGCCGAGGGCCAGATCTACCCCGAGGCCTGGCTGGACCGGTTCGACGCCGGCGAGGTGCACCCGTACTGGGTCCAACGAGTAGGGACAGCCGCCGCTCGTGAGTTCCGGTTGGGATCGGATCCGGACGAGGAGGCTGTCACCTACCCGCTTCGTGACCCACGGGGTCAGGTGCTCGGGGTGGTCCGACGGGCGCTGGGGGGAGCTGGCCCGAAGTACCGCTACCCGACCGGTGTCGATGTGGGTCGTCTGCTCTTTCAGTACACACCCGCCTACCGGGATGCGGTAGTGCTGGTGGAGGGAGCGCTGGACGCGATCGCATTGTGGAACGTGGGAGTCGAGGCGTTCGCGATCTACGGCTCCCGGCTGAGCGAGTACCAGGTGCACCTGATCGACAAGATCGACCCCACCTACGTCTACACCTGCTACGACCTGGACAAGGCCGGGTGGACCGCGCACTGCGAGACCGAGCGGGCCTTCAAGCACCGGATGGTCACCCGGATCTCCTGGCCCAAGGGCTGGGGCGGTGACATCGCCGAGCTGTCCGAAGATCGTCGACGACACGTCGTTGATGACCTTGTATCAACTGGACTGGCATGCGTAGAGTGACCTCATGCCCCAGGATCACGAGTACATGTCGGGTCACAAGACCCCCAAGGAGAAGCAGCAGCGAGTGCTGGTGGCTCTCGCCAGGGCTGGCCGGGACGGGCTCACCTCGCGTGAGCTGGCGAAGGTAGAGACACCGGGAGATGTCTCGGCGGTGAGTGCCTGGGGGTCCGCCTTCACGGTGCTGCACCAGGAGAACCTGATCGCCGCTCTGGCTGAGCGGCGCGACGCCCACCACGTCTATGTGATGCCGGAGCACGTCGGTGACCGGGCCACTTGGCCGGGGTACCGACACCGTGGCTCGGGCCAGATCGTGGTGATCACCAAGCACTGCAGGACCTGCACCTGCCCAGAGGAGGAGTGATGGAGAACCCGTTGGTAGACGACTACCTCGAGGCCAAGGCGGAGAGGGACAAGGCCCAGGCCCGGCTCGATGAGCTGGGCGAGCGGCTGACCAAGCAGATGGAGGCCGACCAGCGGAAGTCCTACCGCTGGAACGCCGATGGGGTCAGGCACACCCTGACCTACGTCCAGGCCCACACCACCCAGATCGATGAGCAGGGGCTGCGCAAGGCGCTGACGGCCAAGGTCTTCGACCGTTACACGAAACGTGTATTGGACCGGAAGTCGATGGAGAACGCGATCGACGCCGGTGACGTGGACCCGGTGGTGGTGAGCCGGTTCGTGACCCTGCGGCCGAACAAGCCGCACCTGACCTACAAGGCCGGCGCGCCGGTCGAGGAGGACTGATGGCCAGGCTGAACATCGGGATGGAGGGCGGCTCGATCGACCTGGAGAGCCTGCGCCGGCTGGTGGCTCTGGCCGACTGGCTGGACTTCCCGGACTCGGCGTCGGTCTCGTCCAACCTCCAGCAGATCTTCATCAGCATCACCGAAGCCGAGATCAAGTGGGACAAGGTGGTGGGTCCATGAGCACCGTGAGGTACCTGCTGGTGGTCAGCGCGGACCAGAAGGTCCGGATCGCCAAGCGCCCGCACATCTATGCCGACGAGATCGCGATCCCGATCAACCTGGAGTACCCGCCGCACTGGGGCCGGGTGCTGACCGACCAGGCGATCACGATCAAGGTGCCCGACTTCACCCCCGAGGTGATCCACGAGATCGAGAAGGAGGAGACCTCATGAGCACCGCACCCACGATCGGCCGGATCGTGCACTACCGGACCTACGAGAATGACCGGACCCTGACCCGATGCGTCCCGGCGTTCGTGACCGAGGTCCACGAGAACAGCGAGGTGGGACTGGCCATCTTCACTCCCACCGGCTCGTCCTTCGACCGCAGGGTGCGGTGGGACGAGCAACAGGACCCGGCCACCTGGCACTGGCCCTGCGTGCGAACAGAGGAAACCTGATGGTGAACCCCAAGATCGTGGACTCCGAGGAGATCAAGCGTCGTCCCCGGAAGTCCCCGGCCACCCGGCTGATCGAGTCGCTGCCGCCGAACCTGCTGACCGCGCGTCAGGTGGCGGAGAGGTTCGAGGTGAGCATCGAGACGATCCGCCGTCTGGGCCGGAAGAAGCTGTCGGACGGCAGCCCTATGTTCAAGGCACCGAGCAAGGCTGCGCGGACCGGCGATCTGGTCGTCTGGCTGTACACGCCGGCCGACCTGAGAGAGCTCGCGGAGTACTTCGGGAGGAAGGAACCCACCAACAACACCACCAGGAAGGGAAGGAAGAAGGCGTGAACGAACCAGCCAGGAAGGGCATGGAGGCCTACGAGCTGTTCGCGGGCGACCAGATCACCGTGGGTGTGACCCACCAGATCGAGATCGGCCGGGACAAGTCGTGGGTGAAGTACGAGGCGATCACCAAGATCCGCCCCGGTGAGGCAGCAGAAGACGCAAGGACCCGGGCCATTGGCCACGTCAACGTGAGCGTCATGGAAGTCGTACATCAGACAGTCGAGACAGTGAGGAACGCATCATGAGGTTTGGCAAGAGCGCGGCCGAGGCCGCCGAAGAGCCTGGTCGTGGCGGTGGTGGAGGGGACTTCATCCGCTACCTGAAGGACGGTGACACCACCTTCCGGATCCTGCAGGAGCCGGATGACTGGACCTACTGGTGGGAGCACTTCTCCCCGATGGGGTTCTCCTTCCCCTGCCCGCGCGGCGTGGACGACCCGGTGGAGGACTGCCCCGGCTGCAGTAGCGACAACGAGAAGATGTCCAAGGTGAACCGCAAGATCGGGTTCAACGTGCTGGCCTCGGTCAACGGCGTGGAGTACGTCAACGCCTTCAAGGTCGGGCCCACGGTCGCGGACAAGCTGAAGAACCGGTTCAACCGGTTCTCGACCGTGACCGACCGGGACTACACCATCACTCGGTACAAGACCGGCTCGGACCGCTGGGACTTCGACGTGGAGGGCGGGATGCCCAGCCCGGTCGATGTCAGCAAGTACGAGCTGAAGGACCTCGAGGAGCTCCTGGCCCAGTCCTACGACGAGGCCTGGGGCGACGGTGCGCAGGCCCAGGCGAACCGTCAGGGCTCGGCCGAGGTTGCGGTGGCTGCCCAGCCCAAGCGGCCCACGATCGCCCCGCAGACGGCGGCTGTGGCCCAGGAGGAGCCCCCTTTTGAGGCTCCGGGGACCGAGAAGGTCTACCAAGAGGCCGACCTGCGGAAGATGGACCGCGAGGAGCTCCTGCTGCTGATCAAGAACGACCTGGGAGTGGAGCCGCCGAGCACCCTGACCACCCCGGGCGAGGTCGTGGACTGGCTGATGTCGATCCAGCCCTGAGAGTCGTGGGTGGGGCTCCGGGTTCTGAACACCGGGCCCCACCCACTACCAGCTCCCCCGTAACCCCCGCATGGAAGGAACGACCGAGGTGGCCAAACGTGACGCCACCTCGGGTCTGCTGCGATGAGGATCATCCCAACCCCGAGACCGTTCCGGATCGAGCCGATGCCGTTCTGGCACCTGCATGCCCATAGTCGGTACTCGGTCAACGACGCGATGCCGGCGGTCGAGGCGATGGTGGCCAAGGTCAAGGCGATGGGCCAGCCCGCGCTCGCGATCACCGACCACGGCAACATGGCCGCGAGCGTGGAGCTGTACCAGGCCTGCGCCAAGGCCGGGATCACCCCGTTCCCCGGCTCGGAGATGTACTTCGTGCCGGACACCATGGCCTATCGCACCGACCGTGCGGACAAGAGCACCAAGGCGACCATGTACCACCTGGGTGTGGTGGCCTACACCACCCAGGGCTACGAGCACCTGGTCAACCTCTCGACCGCGAGCCACCGCAACCACTTCCACAAGCCGCTGGTGGACGAGCTGATGCTGGCCCAGCTGGCCCAGGACGGGAAGACCGCCGGGCTGGCGGTGACCACCGGCTGCTACTACGGCTACCTGGCGCAGACTCTGCTGCACGGCGGGGAGGCGTCAGCCCTGCGCTTCCTGCACACCCTCTCGGCCTGGTTCCCCGGCTCGGTGTACGTGGAGATCCAGAATCATCACATCACTCATGACGAGGGGACGAACGACGATGAACTGGCCGAAGGGCTTGTGGTACTGGCTGACCGAGCTGGTCTTCCCGTGGTCATCACTCAGGACTCGCACTACCTCGAGCCCGGTGACCGAGCCGACCACGACGGACTCAAGCGACTCGTTGCCTTTGGACCGGACCCGGACGACGCTGTTTTCCCCGGGGATGGCTTCCACCTGGCGGACGCCGGATGGATCGCAGATCATCACGGTCAACGTCGCCTTGCGCGAGGGCTGGAAGGACTGGCAGATCTCCTCGGTCGTCACACACTCACGATCCCTGTCCTTGACTCTTACTCGTACGCCGTCCCCGAAGTCGTAGCCAACCCGTTCCAGGCGCTGGTCAACCGGGTGCACGCCGCGCTCGAGGGGCGGTTCGCACCGAAGGGGATTCCGAACCGGTACGCGCTTCGGCTGGACGACGAGCTGCAGGTGATCGATGACTCCGGGATGGCCGGCTACCTGATGCTGGTGGCCCAGGTGACGGACTGGTTGCGGGCCGAAGACATCATGTTCCAGACTAGAGGCTCGGCCGCGGGTTCTCTGGTCTGCTGGCTGCTCGGAATCTCGAACGTCGACCCGATCAAGTGGGACCTGAGGTTCGAGCGGTTCCTGTCCAAGGATCGGACGAAGCCTCCGGACGTGGACCTGGATGTGGCCCACGACCGACGTGACGAGCTGCTCGCGATGCTGGACACCCGGTTCACTGCTCATCAGATCGGGTCGTGGGCCACGTACTCGCTGAACGACACCGAGGACGAGTTCGGTGAGACCCAACGAGGCTCTCTACGGGTGCGCTACTTCACCGCCGCCAACAAGCGCGACGAGGGCGCATCCTCGTGGTCTGAGGTTCCGGCCGCCGACAAGACCATGCTCGCCTCCCTCTCCGAACGGCACCTGTACAAGGGTATGGGAACCAACGCCGCCGGGATCGTGCTCACCAGCACCCAGGCGGAGTTCGACCGTCTCGTACCCATGGCATGGATGGCCAATCGCAAGGCGTACGTCACCCAGTACGGCAAGGACCAGATCGAGGCGCTGGGCCTGGTCAAGCTGGACGCGCTCGGGCTGAAGACGATGACCGTGCTGGACCGCACCATGCGGATGCTCGGACTGCCGCTGCACCGGCTCGGTGACATCGAGCACAAGGACGGACCCACCTACCAGCTGATCCGCTCGGGCAACACCGAGGGCATCTTCCAGCTGGAGGGCCGCTCCACTCAGTGGGGGCTGCGGGACCTGAAGCCGACCACGATCAAGGATGTGATCGCGGCGATGGCGCTGTTCCGTCCCGCGACCATGAACACCGGGGCCACCCGGGCCTACATCGCCCGTAAGCACGGCGATGCGGCGATCCCGCTGCGGCACGAGCTGATCGCCAGGGTCACCGCGCCTACCTACGGGATCATGCTCTACCAGGAGCAGGTGATCGACATCCTGCGCGGGCTGGGGATGAACGCCGACGACCTGACCGCGTTCCTGAAGGCGGTCAAGGCCTCCAACAAGGACATCGGTGACGCCGGTGACGTGATCGACTCCTACATGACCTGGATCATCGAGGAGTGCGCCGAGCGCGGGATGAGCCAGGTCGACATCGACTACATCGAGGGGTCCATCCATGGGTTCGCCGAGTACGGCTTCAACCGGGCGCACGCCACGGTCTACGGGATCACCGCGTACCGCTGCGCGTACCTGGCGGCGCGTCATCCGCTGGAGTTCCACACGGCTCTGCTGGGCGTGGCGTCGGGCGGGGACAGCAAGAAGGAGACTCGCTACCTGGCTGCGACCAGGCGTCGCGGGCTGCGGGTGCTGGCACCGGACATCAACGTCTCGGGTGCCTCCTACACCCTCGATGAACTGCGAGGGGCTGTCCGTCGTGGACTTCAGTCCATTGATGGAGTCGGGGCCATCAGCGCAGCTCGACTGGAATCCCTCCAGCCCTTCTCCGGGCTGGACGATCTTGTCGAGCGATCCGCCACCGCGAGCGTTTCTGGACACAAGGAGTACGACGGAACCCCCGAGTCCCTGACCGGGGTGCTCGGCAAGATCTTCGCCTCGGGGGCGCTCACCACCCTCATCCATGGAAGGAACCCGCATGTCCCACTGTGAAGCCATGATCGCGACCAGGACCGGTAGGTACGCCTGCTGCGGAGCCGAGCCGGCCGACCTGCACCACAAGATCACCCGAGCCCGGGGTGGGCTGATCCTGGACGCGGCGAACGAGACCTACCACCAGATGTACCTGTGCCGAGAGCACCACGCCTACGCCCATGACCGTGAGACCGCGTTCGAGGGCGGGCTGCTGATCCACGGCTACGTGGTGACCGGGGTGGACGGCCGGCCGCTGTACACCGGGCCCGACGAGTACCTGACCGAGCACTACGGCAAGGGTGCACGAGTCTGAGCGTGTCGCCTGGACGAACCAACGTGCGTCGTACTAGTGTGCGTAACAGGAGTGACAGATGAAGTTCTCTGAGACGATCAAGCTGGCCGATCCTGGGCTGGTGGTGAGCAAGCGGCACGAGGCCTGGATCACCGAGCTCGACCACCACATGTACAGCCAGCGGGCGATCGACTTCGCCCAGGCCCAGCTCGGCTCGGTGGGCCGGAAGAGGTCGGGCACGATCAGCGCCTCGTCCCTGGGCGAGTGCGGCCGGTACCAGCAGTTCGTCTACCTGGGGATGCCCAAGCTGCTCCCCGATGCGAAGAACGCCGCGAAGATGGCCAACGGGTCGTTCATGCACCTGAGGTGGCAGATGGAGGGGTTGACCGAGGGCTGGCTGTCCCATGCCGAGGTGCCCTTGGACAAGAACGTCTTCGGGCTGAGCGGGACCATGGACGGGCTGCTGTACGACGACTCGATCCTGGAGCTGAAGAGCATCAACACCAACGGATTCAGTCGTGTGGTGACCTTCGGCCCACTGATCCCGCACCTGTTCCAGATGGCCACCTACATGATGTGCAGCGGCATCGACAAGGGCGTCTTCATCTACGAGAACAAGGACAACCAGGAGTACAAGGAGATCGTGGTCACCCCCGACGACGTGGACTTCGAGGAGACCAGGATCAGGGCCGAGTGGATGTGGGGTTCCACGGTCACCAAGAAGCTGCACGAGCCGCTGGGCAAGTGCATCGACCGAGAAGGCTGGGAGTACAACTCGTGCCCGTTCCGTGACCGGTGCCTGTCGATCACGAGCTGGGAGGAGGTCGGGTGAACAGCGTTGTCAACATCGTCTGGTGCCCGTACTGCGAGGAGCCCATCGACTACCCCTGTCTGACCGTGAGCGGGAAGAAGAGCCGGGTCCTGCACCAGGCTCGCCTGATTGCGTCCGGGGGACCGATCTGCACCGAGTGCGGCAACGACCTGGCGGCCGAGGGCCAGCAGCTGTGCCTGGAGTGCCTGGAGGCTACGTCGTGAAGACGATCAGGCTCGAGACCGTCCAGGAGATCTGCAAGCTGCTGGAGATCGACCCCGAGGACACCCTGGAGATCTACATCGGGGTGCACGAGGTGACGGTGACCAGGCGGCACGGGTTCATCAGCCGGAAGATCATCGCCGACGATGCCGAGGAGTCGGAGTGAGGATTGAGCCGTCCCGACAGCCGAGCGTCCGTGCGCCGGCCAAGTTCGGGCACAAGCTGACCGATGTCGAGGTGCTCTCCGGACTGCCCGATGTCGAGGACCTGCACGACGAGCTGCTGGGCTACGCCAACATCATCCTGGGCCGGGCAGACCCGCCGGCCGACATGGACTCGGTGCTGGACCTGATGGAGATCGCCGCGGCCTACTACGCGCGGGCCAAGGAGATCGACATGCTGATCCACTGGGAGGAGCAGAACCGGCGCGTGATCAGGGGCAGCCCGTACTACAAGTTCCGCACCGGACAACTGAGGAGCTTCATCGAGATGGCCAAGATGATGGCCGACCTGGGGAGCAGGCGACTGACCCAGGAGCGGCTGTTGTTCGAGGCAAGGTACGACGCGAACGGAGATGTGTGATGGGCACCAAGCGGGCCAGGAGCCAGCGCTGGATGGAGGGTGCGGAGGTGGCGCGGGTCGGGACCGCAGGCCATCAGGCGATGTACCAGATGGAGCGGTTGATCCAGGGTCAGCACCCGGAGAAGAACCCGATCAGGCAGCTGGTGCTGATGAAGAAGTACGGCCGCAGTCTGATGGAGCTGGTCTTCATGATGACCAAGGTGCAGAAGGTGATGCGCGAGCAGATGATGATGGACACGCCGAACCAGGGTCTGCCCTGGACCGAGCAGGAGGATGAGCTGGTGGTTCGGGACCGGGCCGAGGGGATGGAGATCCACGAGATCGCCCGGTCCTTGGGCAGGACGCCGGCCGCGATCGCGACCAGGCTGAGCGTGCTGATCGGAGTGCCGAGGTCGGAGATCGTGACCGCCTACATCGACGGCACGGTGGACACCGAGCGGGTGCGTGGGATCTTCCACGGTGTGGCCAAGCGGGTGGCGGGGTGACCGAGAAGATCCCGGACGAGGTGATCAAGCAGGCCCTGGCCCAGGCGGCGTGGGACAAGAGGAAGTCCCTGACCCAGTACCGGATCGCGATCGAGACCGCTCATCAGCACGGCTGGGGGCACACCAGAATCGCACGAGTGTGCGGGGTGAGTGAGGCCGCCATCCGCAACTACCTGCGGCGATCCAAGAGTAAGGCCAAGGGGCGGAGATAGGTGGTTACTGATGGTTGACATAACGTTGCATGCGATGCACTGTTCGATGCAGTTCGCGGACTCGGCCAAGCAGAAGCAGGCCGATGCAGCGAAGATCTTCGGCCGGGCCAAGAGCAGGGGCGTGCACTGGATCACCGGCACCGAGGCGGGGATGGCGAAGAGCGCCGACCTGCGCAAGGCACTGGGCAAGGCAGCCGACGCCACCGACTACCGGTTCACCGTGCAGAGCGATGTCTGGATCGCGGTCAGGAAGGACCTGATCCTGCCGGGGACCTGGAAGCGAGGGTTCATCCAGACCCTGGAGGCGAGCACCGGGAGCCAGACCTTCTCTGACCGGGGGATCCTGTGGGCCCAGTTCGACACCGCCGAGGTTGGGCTGGTGAGCGTGGGGTGCAGCCACTACATGACCAACGGCCGGAAGCCGGGGGACGAGTACTACCAGGCCAACACCAAGCTGACCAGGGCGATCGGGGAGTGGGGCAAGGTGCACGGGAAGGGCGCGCAGCTGTGCTTCTACGGAGGCGATGCCAACATCGTGGACCGGACCGACGACGTGTTCCGGGGCAAGCCGTTCACCACCCTGGCCGATGAGCTGAAGGACTGGGAGAACTCGGGGCACGGGAGCATCGACATCATCGCCTCCTATGACGCCGACAGGCGGGTCAAGGGCAAGTACTGGCGGGTGCTGGACGACTCCGAGTTCCACCTGAACACCGACCACTACGCCTGCGAGGGCGGGTTCACGGTGACCAGGAAGACGTGATCGCTAGCCTGAGCACATGGCCAAGGTGCGGGCTCACTGGGCGGCGATCGGGGACTCGCTGACCTTCGGCTGGGGCTCCACCGACCCCGCCACCAAGGCGTACCCGGTGATCGCGGGGCTGCCCAGGATCGGCAAGCCGGGGCAGTGCCTGACCATCCCAGGCCCCTGGCCGGCGCTGATCGACACCTTCGCCAACGAGGTGAACAACCTGAAGGCCGACTTCGGGGTGAACGCGATCGTGGTGGAGATCGGGCTGAACGACCTGCGGCGCAGGGACAAGCTCTACGACGACATGCTGGCCGGGTACCAGCACCTGGCGAAGGTGGGGGACAACCACCATGTGAAGGTGGTGTTCTCCACGATCACGCCCTGGGGAGCAGGCAGCACCACGGCGACAGCGCTCAAGCAGCAGAACCGGGCTCAGCTCAACCACTGGGTGCGGACCACGGTGGGGTTCGTGGAGTACGCGATCCCGATGGGCAACGCCACGTTGAGGCCCGAGTTCGACAGCGGCGACCACACCCATCCCAGTGATGCCGGGCATGCCCGGATGGGCGGGGTGCTGGCTGCCTACGCGGCCCTGCACCAGGAGATCAAGAAGCCCTGATAGCGTCAGACGTTTGCTGATAACGTCTGACGTTATGGCGAGAAAACCCCTGGATACGTCAGACGAAACCCTCCGACTGACCATTCGTCTGACGAAACAGCAACTGGCGCTGTTGGACTCCCAGCGTGGAGGCGCGTCCCGGAGTTCCTACGTGCGCGAGCTGATCGAGCACGGGATGGCGCAGAAGACCCTGCGTGACATTCCGCCCATGCAACCGACCCGAGTCGGGGAGCGGATGATCGTGGTCGAGCCCTTGGAACCGGTGCGGGAGCATCTGCACCGGTACATCAAGGGCGACGAAGCTGGGTACGTCCGTGGCACCAAGGTCTACCTCTACACCTGCGAGTGCGGGGAGACCGAGGTTCGATGAGGGAGGACCGATGAGCCGAGAAGTCTTCCAGTGGATCGTGGTGATCGAGCTGTTCGTGATCATCCTGCTGCTGGCCCTGCCCCTGCGTGGGAGGGTGCGATGATGAGCCTGTGTCAGGCCATGCGTCCTTCACTCACATCCACTGCTCCTCGCGGTTCGACCGGAGTGCGGCTGCGCTCGAGGTAGACCTCGACCGGTGGATGGAGAACAGCTCGCTGATCACCCTGACCGAGGTGGCGTCATCAGACCGGGCCTCAAAGCTGCGAGAGCAGGGCTGGGGTCACTTCGTGGCCTCGGAGGGCGGCCGCTCCGACGATGCCGCGATCGCCTGGGAGAAGAAGACCTGGCGTGACCAGGAGCACTGGGCCAAGAAGCTGCACGGCAGCTTCGGCAGCGGGGCGTTGCTGGTCTCGGGGCTGTGGTGCTCCGATGTCCTGCTCAAGCACGTCGGAACCGGGCAGACCCTGATCGTCAGCGTCTCCCACATGCCCGCGCATGTGAACGGGACCGAGGGGTTCTCCAACATCCGCAACGAGCCGGCCGCGATCTGGGCTGCCCGCAAGCAGGCCTACCAGCAGGGGATGGACCAGTGGTCCACCCATGTCCAGGACATCTGCCGGCGGAAGAAGCCGGATGCGCTGATGGTGGTGGGCGACTTCAACGTCAACCTCAAGGACGACTGGTTCCGGGCCTACATGAAGCAGCACTGGAAGCCGCTGGACCTGACCTTGGCCTGGAAGCACTTCCCGACCGAGGGCGGAACCCTGGGTGGGAACCGGATCATCGACGGCACCTACTACCACGGGATGTCCACCGATGGCGCGGTCCTGCAGCCGCGGGTGAACAGTAGCGACCACCGCCCCTACAAGGAGTCCTTCGCCCTGGGCGCGACCGAGCCGGTCGAGTTCTACGACCCGGCCACCGGCCACATCGGTCCGGGCGTGGAGTGGTGGGGCTTCGGCGACTACGCCTACGACGAGATGTTCGAGAAGCAGACCGTCGATGACGACGGGAACGTGGTCGTGTCCTTCGACTTCTCCGGCCTCGACCCGAACTTCTTCTAAGGAGCGAGATGAGCGTCCTGATCGGGATCGACCTGGGGGTGCGCAAGATCGCGCTGGCGGTGTTCATCGAGAACTCGCTGGCGGTCACCCACGCCTACGAGTCGAACGCCAAGGACCGCGATGTCCAGCTGATGCAGCTGGGCCACTACGCCCTGGATGTGGTCCAGCTCCATGCTGCGGATTCGGTCTGGACCGAGGACGTGCTGATGGGCAACAACCGCAAGTACTCGCTGGCCCTGGCCGAGACCAAGGGCGCGGTGCTGGGCTCGCTGTCCCACCTGCGACCGGCCTGCGACATCCGTACGGTCAACGTCAAGGCCTGGAAGAAGGAGGTCGTCGGGAACGGAAACGCCGGCAAGGAACAGGTGAGTAACTACATCGTTGCCACTCACCCTGCGTATGCTGCGGTCTGTGACGGGGACCAGGACCGCATCGACGCCACCTGTGTTGCCCTCTACGGACTCCGAATCACCTCCCGAGTACGAGAGCTGCGACTCGCCGAGTAGCTACCTGCTGGACGACTGGCTGGATCTGACCGGGCAGCGCATCCCCGACTCCGATGACCAGCGGTGGGTCAGCTACAACGTCTCCGACCTCTACCCGGAGTGGCAGGACCAGGCGCACTGCGCGGGGGTCGGGGTGCAGTACTACTTCGGCGAGTCGATCCAGCAGGTGCGTCGCGCGTCCAAGCTGTGCGATGTCTGCCCGGTCTTCTACGACTGCCTGTTCCACGCCCTGGTCAACCGCGAGGGCTACGGGGTCTGGGCCGGCACATCGGGCCGGATGAGACGGCGGATCTTCAAGATGGTGGACACTGGTCAAACCACTGTGGCAGAGGTGATGGAGGTGTTCCGCCGTGGCGAAGGGGACAGGTACCGGATCGGGGCCCAAGAAGCAGGTCAGTACCGTGAGCTCGCTCCGGAGCCCGTCGCGCGAGGAGCACTGGACGAGGGCACGAGAGGCCTTCGACCTGAGGCTGGAGGGGCACTCGCCCTCTGAGATCGCGGCCATCCTGGCGGTCACTCCCGAGTCGGTGACCCAGATGCTGAGCGAGCTGTACGGGTTCGACGCGGCCTACCTGACCGAGCAGGAGCGGACCACCGCCCTGGCCACCGAGGTGATGCGGCTGGACAAGCTGCAGACCGCGGTCTGGCCGGCGGCGATGATGGGCGATCCGAAGTCCGTGGACTCCGCAGTGCGGATCATCATGGCGCGGGCCAAGATCACCGGCCTGGAGCAGGCCGACCCGGTGGTGAACAAGAACCTGGTGCTGATCATGGGGGACAAGGAGGAGGACTACATCAAGGCCCTGCAGGCGGCTACCGAGTAGCACGCGCAGCCCGTAGGGTTCGCCCCATGGCAGCCAAGCGGACCTCGCTCCCCATGACCGAGCTCACCGCAGAGCAGCTGCTACTGCATGTTGTGATCCCGTCCCTCAACCGCCTGGAGAAGAAGATGACCGACCTTGGAACAGCAGTAGCAGACCTGCAGTCTGCAGTGGACGGAGTGGCCCAGCGGCTGCTCCCGGAGATCGCCAACCTCGAGGCCGCTCTGGCCGCTGCCCAGGCAGACGACGCGGATGCGGCTGCGGCTGCTGCCGACGCGGCTACCGCGGTGGCCAACATCCGGACCGAGGTGGACCGGCTGAACGCGCTCGGCACCGACCCGAGCACGCCGGTGGACACCGAGACCCCGCCGGTCGAGCCGCCTCCGGTCGAGGTGCCGGCCGACCCGAACGCTCCGGTCGTGGACAACACCCTCCCCGGCGACCTGCCGGTCGAGTAGGCTACAACCGCTGCGACCACGGCGAAGGCCTCGTACCGATCCTGCCCCATGCTGGACGGTCCGGGGCCTTCGTTCTGGGTAGCGGAGATCGGGATGATGGAGACATGGTTGCCGCGAACGTGCCGATGGAGATCGACCAGGGCGAGGACTGGACCACCACGATCGTCTACACCGACGACTTCGATGAGCCCTACCACCTCGTCGCCCCGTGCCGGCTGGACATCAAGTCCAGGCAGGGAGCGATCCAGCTCACCCTGGAGACCCCGGACGAGGAGGTGCCCGAGGGCACGATCCCGGCGATCGGGATCAGCGAGGACATCGGGTTGATCCAGCTGCACATCGAGGACTCGGTGACCGCCTCGATGGTGCCCGGGGTCTACAAGTACGACCTGTTCGTGACCGTGAACGACGGCGACGAGTACGCCGGGAACCAGGTGCAGCGGCTGATCGCGGGCACCTGCACGGTCAACCAGCGGATCACCATCCTCAACGGCACCGCACCTCCGGAGGACTGATGAAGAGCGCGTTCGGGGTCGAGCACGGCGAGTTCAGCAAGGCCGACCAGGCCACCAAGGACCGGCGGACGGCCAACACGCTCGCGGGCATGGGCGGGGCCGCGACCGGGCTGGGTGCGGCTACGGCTGGAATCGGCTACGCCGAGCACAAGGGCAAGGACCCGATGGGGTTCATCCACACCTGGGGACAGCAGCTGGGGAGGCGGCCCTCGGCCGGGGCTCGAGCGCATGTGCTCCGCTCGGTCGCGCGTGGTCATGGGGTGCAGGCAGCCGCCGCCGGCGGGCTGGGTGCGACCTCGCTCGGGCTGTCCCACGCCTACCGGAAGAAGTCCAAGCAGGTGAGCAAGGCCGTCAACGAGAAGGACGCCTCGCTGCGAGCAGGCACGGCTGCGGTCGGAGGCACTGCTGCCGGCCTGGGCGGGTACAACGCCCAGTTCCTCGGCGGCCATGTGGCCGAGCACCAGAAGAAGTTCCGGGCCGCCCATCACCTGGTCGCGCTGCACAACATGAACGAGGTCGAGCTGGCTCCCAAGGAGCTGAAGGAGACCCTGAAGACGCGCCGGATCAGCGGCCGGGTGGCCGGGATCAAGGGTGCCGGAGCGGTGGCCTCGGCCGGGATCGCGGGAGCGGGGGCCAAGGTGGCCTACGACGCGATCAGGGGGCCGAAGAAGCAGCCGGTCTCCAAGGAGGCCGGGTTCATGCCGATGGGCCCGCGGAAGAAGGCCGGTCCTGCGAAGATGGACGCGCTGAGGTCCGGCTACCGGATGCGCTCGGCGCGACAGGCGAAGACCCTGGGTCGGCTGGCCCGGGTGACCAGGCGGTGAGGTGAGTCATGCAGAGCGCATTCGGTGTGGAGCACGGTGAGATCAGCAAGGTGGCAGGAAGACTCGCTCTCAAGTCTGGTCGCGCGGGAGCATGGAGGGACCTCAAGCAGGGGCTGAAGGAGGGCTTCGAGTACCCGCCGAACAGGGCGATGGGGAAGCTGGCCGCGATCGGTACGGCTGCCGGTGGCGGTAGCTACGTGGGCACCAAGCAGGCCATGAAGAACAGGAAGCGCTGATGGCGAACGTAGTCAAGCTGGTCAACGGTGGGGCGATCCAGGTCCGTACCGGAGTGATCCAGGGGATCGGCCCGGTCGGGCCCAGGGGCGCGGTCGGTCCACAGGGACAGCAGGGTGAGCAGGGCCCGGTCGGCGAGACCGGTCCGCTGGGCCAGATCCTGGCCGTCCAGGGCCGGACCCTGATCACCGACAGCCAGGCGCTGGCCGCGAACACCGACACCGTGATCGCCTTCGGTGGGATCGACTACGACCAGCAGACCAGCTTCTTCTTCTCCTCCTCCAACATCGTGCTGCACGACCCCGGCGACTACCTGCTCAGCGTCTATCTGGTCTTCAACGACGCCGCTGCCGGGCTGAGATCGGTGTGGTTCCAGTCGGTGACCAACGGGCTGATCTCGCGCACCGACCGCTCCAGCGTGGCCGGATCCACCTTCTGCGTGGACCTGAGCTACCCGTGGCGGTGCAAGGCGGGCGAGGAGACGATCAACGTGCTGGCACGCTCTGCCCAGGCGTTGAACATCTCTGCTGGAGCGTTGACCGTGACTCGAGTCGGCTCGGGGCCGATCGGCGAGACCGGACCGCCCGGACCGCAGGGCCCGGTGGGTGCGCAGGGAGCGCAGGGACTGAAGGGCGACCCGGGCTCTCCGGGCGCGTACGCGAGTTACGACGAGCTGGTAGGGCACTAGGCCCTAGCATCGCCTCATGACCGGGGTCTATGACCATGCCCAGAGCCCTCGGCTCGGTCAACGCACCTCGGTGGAGTCCACCTACGTCCAGATGTTCTCCGGGGACGACATCCCCGAGGCGGCCTGGACCGGCCAGCTGATCTACCGCAACGAGACCCAGGCGCTGCAGATCTTCAACGGCAACGCCTGGGAGGACGTGGTAGGCGGCACCCCGGGCACGCTGACCTTCATCGGGTCGATCCCACCGGTCGCCCAGCACATCGGTGACATCTGGCTGGACTCCGGCAACGACAACCGGATGTACGTCTCGGCCAGCGTGGGTGCGGACGCGATCGCGGCCGGGGAGTGGGAGGCGGTCAGTGCCGGGGTGCCGCCGCTGACCGAGACCACCCACATCTACCAGCAGGACACGCCTCCTGGCGGGGGCGATGTCCCACCGCCGAAGGACAACGACTTCTGGTACGAGACCCCGGGCAACCACCAGTACTACTACCTGGCCACCGCTCCTGGGACGCACTGGATCGCGGTCAAGGACACCGGGATCGACCAGGCCCAGAGCACCGCCGATGCGGCTCAGGCCGCTGCCGACGCTGCTACGGCTGCGGCCAGCGCTGCTGCTGCGGCTGCGGTGGACGCCAACAACGCCGCCGCCGACGCGATGACCGCTGCCGAGGCTGCTCAGGCCACTGCGGACGGGGCGATCACCACCTACTACCTGTCCGACCCGCCCTGGGCCAACGCTGCCTCTGGTCATGACGACAACGCCGGCGACATGTGGTTCGACATCGATGACGGCCAGGCCTACCGCTGGAACGCGGTGACCAAGAACTGGGACGTGATCGAGGACAGCTCGATCGGAGCAGCGCTGGGTGCGGCCAACACCGCACAGGCAACTGCGGACGCGAAGATCACCGCCTACTACGCCACCGCCCAGCCCTGGGCGAACGGGCTGACCACGCACGACCTGGACTTCGGCGACATCTGGTACGACACCGACGACAAGAACAAGCCCTACTACTGGAAGAACGACCGGACCTGGGTCTCGGTGCGAGACGGCACCATCGCCGATGTCCAGGCCGACCACGATGCGCTGGCAGCGGTCGTGCACTCCGACCTCTTGCCGCCGACCAGCTCTCCGACTCCAGTGGTGATCGGCGGGATCGGAGCTCTGTTCGCGCGCTGGCCGGGGATCGTGAACCACGATCCGGTCGAGTACCAGGTGCACATCTCGATCACAGACAACTTCACCCCCACCGCCGACACCCTGGTGGTGACCACGCCCTCGAACTCGATGACCATCCGGCAGCTGCCCACGGCGATGGGCGACCCGCTCACCACCGCGCTGGTCTACAACACCACCTACTACGTCAAGATCATCGCCCAGGACGTGGATGGCGCGACTACTCCGAGCACCCAGGGCTCGGGGCAGATGGTCCAGATCACCGGACCCGACATCGCGGCCCATGAGGTCGATGCCGAGAAGATCGTGGTCGGGTCGCTGACCGGAGACCTGTTCAGCGGAACCGTGGTGACCGGTTCCACGCTCAGCACCGGAGCCTACGACCCCGATACCAAGCAGATCACCGGTGCGCGGGTAGACCTCGGGTCATCCGGTCTGATCATCGTGGACTCGGACGGGAACGAGATCACCAAGTTCCCGCTGGACCCGACCGAGCACACCTTCATCAAGCAGGCCCAGGTGGATGTGGTCTCCCTCGATGTGGCCGACAACCTCGCCCTGCACGGGACCAACAACGAGGTCTCGACCGAGGCCGAGCTGACCTTGGCCGCCGGTCCGACCGCGCCGTCCACGCCGCCGACGGTGACCCATGTCTGGGACCAGCTGCAGCTGGACATCACCACCGCGGTTCCTCCGCACACGCCCAACCCCGGCTACGACCTGGGCACCTTCGCACTCGACCCGAGCCAGATCACCTCGTTCGACTGGGTGACCACCAACGGTGGCTACTGGGCCGTGTTCCAGCAGAAGTCGGCCGGGTTCCGGGTCTGGCGGTTCAAGACCGACGGCACGATCTTGAACAACGTCGGCACCGGCCGGCCCTGGGTGGACGACTGGAACAACCGGACCAACGTCTTCTGCACCTTCCACGACACCCTCGCTCGGCTCGACTTCCTCTGGATGCAGGACTCCGGGGACTGGTTCATCGGCGGGTCCAGGCCCGACGGGGTGAACGAGATCAACTTCATCCCCAGGGCCTGGATCATCGACGTGACCAAGCCGCCGGCGCTCGCCTACGACGTGGCCGGGAACAAGTACATGCTGCTCCAGCAGAGCGGGGCGAACACGGTCGTGCGGCGGTTCCACCTGGTGGCTGGCTCCGGCGGGATCTTCGGCACCGCGGTGGTCGATGGAGCGGACTTCTCCATGTCCGGGTTCAACGCCGGCTCTCGGTACAACGGCCTGGTCTATGGCAGCCAGGTCGGCACCGGTACTCGGTATGCGCTCGCCGCCGACTCCTTGCAACAGGTCACGGTGTGGGACACCACCTCGACCGGCTACAAGGTCGGCAGCGGTGTCTACGAGTCGTGGTTCAAGCCGACTGCCAACTCACGCGGGTTCTGTCATGACGGCACCAAGTTCGCCTCGGTGGACGGGACCGGCCTGATCACCTTCTACGCCGACTGGACCTGGACCGAGTACCCGGTCACCACCTACATCGGGGCATCGGCCTACGACAGCGATGCTGCCGGGGCCGGTGGGACTCACGAGACTCCGGTCGGGATTCCGTTGAAGCAGTTCACCCAGATCCGCCGGGCCAAGCTGCAGGTCACCATGCCGGAGACCAACGACTCCGGCGGCAACAACGACCCGGACAAGTGGCGGATCTACTACCTGCGGTCGGCGTCGGTACCGACCGACGGGACCGGGTTCAAGCTGGCCGGCACGATCGGTTCTCCCTCTGCGCCCACCTCGATCTCTCCACCCCTGAGCGCGAATCCGGCTGGAGCCGCACCGCCTGGCGGGCTGCAGGGCACCGCCGGTGCGAACAACACCTTCCCCGGTGCGAACCCGGCCCGGATCGAGAGCGGCGAGGGTCCGACCCCGCTGATCCAGCTGGTCGGGGACGGGTCCGGCAAGGTCGGTCCATTGAGCTGGAATGCCTCCGGTGTGCTGCTCACCACTCCGATGCCGCCCGGCTCGATCATGATGTGGGCGACCGCGACCCCGCCGACTGGCTGGCTGATCTGTGACGGGTCCTCGAAGCTGAACGGTGACTACCCAGCTCTGTCGGCGGTGATCCGAGGAACCTACGGCGGGGCAGACGGATCGCACTTCTACCTGCCGGACCTGAAGTCCAGGTTCCCGATCGGGGCCGGGCTAGCAGCCGCACTGGGCAACAGCGACACCTTGCCGGGCGTGCTGGACGACGCCACCCGGTCCGGGAAGTTCACCCACGCGCACGGACACAACCACAATCACGCCGGCCCGAACCACCAGCACACCGGCCCGAACCACCAGCACCTCATCACGGTCACCAACGCCCAGAACGCCTCGGGTACCGCAACCACCCGCGTGGTCACCGTGGGTGGCTCGCCTGCGCTAGGCGGCGGGAACGGTGTCACCAACTTCGAGGGCACCGAGTTGACCGGCTTAGGTGGCACCGGACTCACCGATGACGACAACACCAGCGGTGGCAGCACCGGGCACGCCTACACCGCACTCAACTTCATCATCAAAACCTAGGAGAGCCGATGAGCTACACCACGATGGTCGAGATCGCCAACAACGTCTCGCTGCTGCACCGGGTGGCTGCTGCCGCGGCCGCCGAGGGCCTGCAGACCGATCCACTCGCCTGGGCCCAGGAGCACAGCTGGTTGATCGCGTCCCAGCCAGGTTGGGCCGATGCCTGGCAGTACGCCATCGACACGGCCACCGACGACGTGAACCCGGATACCGGGATGCGGCCCGGGGTGATCAACGACCAGATGATCCTGTCCGCGGTGCAGGCGCTCCTGGCCGCATAGGCGGGTGGCTCGCCTGGGGATGATGGTGATGTGCCTCTAAGGAGGGTGCGATGACAGTCGAGAGCCCTACCCGCGTGGCCCGCTGCCTGGGCTTCCTGGTCTACTGCGTGGGGATCATCTTCTGGGCGATCTCCGGACCGGACCCGATCGACATCGCCGAGTGGATCGCGGTCGTCCTGTCCGCCGTCGCGATCGTGGGGCTGGCTGCTCACGCCACCACCAAGTTCAACCTGCCCGGCGAGCACTACGCCTACCTGGTGACCGGGTTCGCCGGAGCCACCTCGGCCATGCTGTACGTGGTCGACAACGAGGACACCGGAGAGTGGAACGTCTACCTGACCCTGCTGCTGATTGCGCCAGCAGTGCTGTCCTATGGCGCATACCTGACCATGGACGTAGAGGGCCGGGGGACACATGACACTAGATGAGGGAACCAGAGAGATCCTTGTGCTGCTGATCACCACCTCCGGGACGGTGGCGGTGGCCTACTTCAAGACCCACCCGGGGCCGAACACCAGACGAATCCAGCAGGAGCAGGACGAGGACCGTGCCGCCGGCAATGCGGTGCGCGCACAGGACCGCAACGATCCGGGTGCGTAGCGCTGGATGAGACGATGACGATGAGGAGGTTGCCATGCCGACCAACACCCCGATCGCAGGCTTCCGGATCCCGGTAGGCGGCGACGACCCGGATGTCGTAGACGACCTGACCCAGTTCGCTCTGGGCGTCGAGAAGCGGGTGATCGCGGTCTTCGCCACCCCGTCCGCCCGGGACACCGCGTACACCGGGAGGCTCGAGGAGGGGCTGTTTGCCTTCACCAAGGACCAGAACCAGCTCTGGTACTACTCCGGGGCGGCCTGGGTCGAGTTCGTGCCGAGCACCGGGCAGAAGATCGGCTCCGGACCATCGGTGCCGTCCAACTCCGACCCGACCTACGCCAACAACGACGTGTTCTTCAAGGTGTGAGATGTCGCTGCACATCAAGGTCGATGGAGTCTGGGTCGAGGCTCAGCGCCCGTACCTGAAGCGGAACGGGGTCTGGGTCGCGGCGGACGAGGCCTGGGTGAAGCGCTCCGGTGCCTGGGTGCGGGCCTACGAGTTCGATGTCATCCCACCGAACCCGCCGGAGATCACCCTGCAGATAGTCGAGGACTTCGACACGGTGCACGGCCAGCGGAAGCTGAAGACCCGCTACATCAAGGTCGGCACCCGGCTGCCTGGGGCGGCCAACGATCCCGATGCTCGGCTGACTCGGGTGCTGACCACCTACCACGGCGACGCCCCGACCACCCAGTTCGGCGGCACCTACACCACCACTCCCGATCATGACTGGACCGGCGAGCCGTGGAGCGAGTGGCGCTACAACAAGTACGGCGACCACAACAACACCTCGAACTACACCTACAAGCAGTGGCCGCCGAACGTGACTGCCGGGTACACCATCCCCGGGGACAAGGACTACCACTTCACCGGCTGGAGCCTGGACGACGCCGGCAACTGGAGCGTGGCCACCCCGACTAAGATCCACATCCCCAAGGACTCGGTGGAGACTCCGAACATCATCGTCAAGGACGCCCGGTTCCAGCCGAACACCTCCGGGAGCTGGCGCAGCAACGGGTACCAGGGCGGGGACCTGATCCAGCAGAACAACCCGAAGAGCCAGGGGCTGTGGTTCCACGGCAACCAGTTCACCGACTCAGTCGGCACGCAGGGTGCGCCGACCATCCGCAAGGCCCAGATCAAGATCACCCGTGAGGGCAAAGACGAGGACAACGGCTCGGCCAGCGCCAACATCTACCTGTTCTGGCACGGCTACATCAACCCCAACGCACTGCCGAACCCGAACGCGCCGGGCGGGATCACCCAGCACGGGATCAACAAGGTCGGGCAGCTGGCCAAGGGCGAGTCCAAGTGGTTCGACCTGCCGGAGGTGTACTTCAACAACCTCAAGAACGACATCAAGGGGTTCGGGCTGTACTGGAAGGACCCGGACAAGGCGTCGGCCTTCGCAGCCGACTACTCCCGGATCGTGTCGACCAGCCAGGCACTGCGATGTGGTGAGGTCTACATCGTGTGGGAAGAGAAACTCTAGGAGGAAGCATGGCCAAGAGCACCAACCCCAACCAGGACACCGAGTACGACAACCCCGGTGTCGAGGGCCAGCTGCTCTACCCCGAGGTAGAGGTGGACCAGGAGCGGGCAGCCGCCTTCGCCGGCGGCAAGGTGGATTCACTCTACGACGAGGACGAGGAGGACGAGTGATGGCCGACACTGAGCCGAACCAGCCACCGGAGGACAACCCGGTGATGTACACCACCCACGCCGACGATGCCGGGATCGTCGGGCAGATCCTTTACCCGACCACCGAGGTGGATGCCTACCGGGCCGGTGAGTACGCGGCCGGGAGCGTGGACACCCTGGAGATCAGCGACGACGAGACCTGGCCACCCGAGGAGGAGCCCGAGGCATGAGTGATGAGCCGTCGGTGGAGGAGCCCCTCGCGGACGAGGCAGACCTGGAGGAAGAGGGTCTGGAGGTCGACTTCGACCCAGATGAGGAGATCGAGCCGGACGACTCCGACGACCCGGGCCCGGGCGGAAACCTGGGCATCGAGGAAGGCGAGGACGGATGAGACCGGTCAACGCCGCGATCGGCACGCCGTACGGCAGGCGCGGCCCGTGGTGGTCGTGCCGGCGGGACTCCCGGGGCAACGGGATCCACACCGGGGTTGACTTCCCGGCCGCGATCGGGACCACCGTGATCGCGGCCCGGGGCGGCCGGGTGGTCTACGCCAACCACGGCTCCGCCTTCGGCTTCCACCAGCTCGAGATCGTGCACGGCGACGGCACCCGGGACTTCTACGCCCACATGCGCACCCGGAGCGTGCCCAACGGGTCCCGGGTCCGGGCCGGGCGCAAGATCGGCGAGGTCGGGGCCGAGGGCAACGTGACCGGGCCGCACCTGCACTTCGAGCGGCACTCGGTCGCGACCGGGGGCTGGTCGTGCTCGATCGTGCGCAACCCGCAGCCCTCGATCGACTTCAAGCCGAGATGGAAGAAGAAGTAGATGGCCGTCTCGCAGAACGGCTGGCAGGTCCTGGGCGGGAGCTTCGACGGCCCCTTCCCGCGGCTGCGGAACTGGAGGATCCCCGGGGCGACCCGGCAGCTGCCGCTGCGAGACGGCTCGGCAGGGTTTCTGCTGGTGCACATGGCGACCTGGTTCGACCGCAACATCGAGAAGATCGATCCCGGCTTCGATGACTGGGGCTGGTCCCCGCGCCGGATCGGCAACACCGACGTGTGGTCCAACCATGCCTCGGGGACCGCGGAGGACCTGAACGCCGACCGTCATCCGCAGGGCCGGTCGGCCTCGCTGAGCTTCTCCACCCTGGAGATCACCAACATCCACCGTCGGCTGGGGATGTACAAGGACTGCGTGCGCTGGGGCGGCGACTTCCGTTCGATCCCGGACCCGATGCACTTCGAGATCGCCAAGGACCCGGTGGCGGTCGAACAGCGCGCCCGGTACCTGTGCGGGCGCGGTGCGATCGGCAGAGCGGTACTGGCTGCGAACCCCGGAGCCAGATCGGTGATCTTCACCTAGGAGGAACCATGGAGATCGTCAAGAACGAGCCAGTCCTGATCCAGAGCCTGGTGCAAGCGGTCCTGGGGCTGTTCCTGGCCTTCGGGGTGAACCTGAGCAACGAGCAGACCGGCTCGATCATGGCCGTGGTGGCAGTGGTGCTGGCGATCGTGGCCCGGATGTTCGTCACCCCGACCAACAAGCTGCCCGCACCACCTGCGGGTGACTGATGCCCGGCTTCGTCACCGTCTACGGCTCCTTCGCCCGGGGCCGGGAACCGGTGCACGGGCTGGTCCGGTTCACCCCGGAGCGGCTGTGGGTGATCGAGAACGAGGTGCCCTGGGCCACCCTGGCACCGTGGACCGAGCTGGACGCCGAGGGTCGGTTCGAGGTCCGGCTCACGCCCACCGACACCGATACCGTGCCCTGGTACTACCAGGTGGAGAGCCCGGCCGGCTGCTGGCGGATCCGGGTCTACAAGAAGTGCCCGACCTACGGCCTGAAGGAGCTGATCGTTGAGCATCGTCCTGGGCCGCGGTCCCCGCACTGACTCCGAGCTGTACGAGCTGGTCAAGGCGCTGTGGGGCCATACCATCCCCCGGCACAAAGTGTGTCCCGAGCACAACGCGCCGTTCGAGGCCTTCGCCCACGGCTACTTCAACCGCGCCCCGCAGATCCTGATCAAGGGGTCGCGAGGCCTGTCCGGGAAGAGCCGCCTGGTCTCCCTGTTGGGCCTGACCTACGCGGCCGTGCACGGGGCCGACACCAACATCGTGGGCGGCTCGCTGAACCAGTCGGTCAACATCCAGGAGACGATCCGGGACGCCTTCAACTTCGAGCGCGCGCCGAGGTACCTGATCCGGGACGAGTCGCAGACCGCGGTCCGGCTGGTCAACGGTGCGGTGATCCGGCCGCTGACTGCCTCGCAGAAGACGGTCCGTGGCCCGCACCCGCCGATGCTGCTGCTGGACGAGATCGATGAGATGGATGTCGAGATCCTGGAGTCGGCCAAGGGCCAGCCGATGCCGCAGAAGAACTACCGCGGGGAGATCATCCCGGCCCAGACGATCATGAGCTCGACCCTGCAGTACTCCGACAAGGCAATGGCCCAGGAGCTGGCCAGGTTCGACCTGGAGGGGCTGCCGGTCTTCGAGTGGTGCTACCGCGACACCGCCAACCCGATCGACGGCTGGCTGGACCCGGGGTTCGTGGAGCAGAAGCGGCGCGAGGTCTCGGCCGAGCGCTGGCGGGTGGAGTACGACCTGGGCGAGCCCAGCATCGGCAACCGTGCCTTCGACGCCAGCGCGGTCGAGGAGACCTTCTCCCTGCCGGCGGCCACGCTGAAGCAGAAGGACGGCAAGGAGTGGCAGGAGTACCGGTTCGAGGACCCGAAGAACGACCGGGAGTACGTGATCGGGGCTGACTGGGCGCAGGCGGTGGACTGGACCGTGATCAGCGTGGTGGACGTGACCTACTTCCCGGTCAAGGTGGTGCACTGGACCCGGATGCGCCGGCATCCCTACCCGGTGATGGTGGGGGTGTTCAACAAGCTGATGAAGGCCTACAACGCCGAAGGGATCCATGACGCGACCGGTCTGGGCGCGGTGGTCAGCGACTACATCGACCGGCGCGCGCGGGGCTTCATCATGGCCGGCCGGGCCCGGGACGACATGCTGAGCGAGTACGTCTCCTCGGTCGAGAACGGGAGGTGGCGGGCCCCGAAGATCCGGGAGTTCTACCTGGCGCACCTGTACTGCTCGACCGAGCAGCTGTTCAACCGGGGAAAGGAGTTCCACCTGCCGGACGAGGTGTGCTCGATGGCCCTGGTCTGGCGGTCGATCAGCAAGCGGGCGATCCCGGCGATCCCGGTGGTGCTGGGCGGCAACAACGACCCGTCCTGGATCGAGGACGAGATGCGGTTCAACCGTGACGCCAAGCGCAAGCCCGGCAACTGGGTGGTCGGCGGGGTGGAGAACAAGTCCAAGGAGATCGCCAGCGAGCTCGACCTGATGGTGTGAGTGACAACCCAGGGAGACTGGAGACATGGCAGACGTGCGGTTCCCCGACGGTCGAGACATCTCGATCTACGACGAGGACAACGTGGGGGATGCGGTCCCCAAGAACGTGCCGCCGATGCTCGAACTCGGTGTCACCGGAGTCAAGCGGGTCTCCGGCTACGTCGATGAGGAGTTCCTGCCGGCGCTGCGTGGCCGCAAGGCGGTCAAGGTCTACCGGGAGATGTCTGCCAACGACTCCATGGTCGGGGCGCTGCTGTTCAGCATCGACAAGCTGATCCGCGAGGTGGAGTGGAAGGTGCTGCCGGCCGACCAGTCCGAGGAGAACATCCTGGCCCAGGAGTTCCTCGAGTCCTGCATGGACGACATGAACGAGCCATGGGACGGGTTCATCGGCGAGGTGCTGAGCATGATCCCGTACGGCTGGAGCTGGCACGAGATCGTCTACAAGCGCCGGATGGGCCCCTGGGAGACCGACCCGAAGAAGCGCTCGAAGCACTCCGACGGGCTGATCGGCTGGCGGAAGATGCCGATCCGCGCCCAGGAGACGCTGATGCGCTGGGTCTTCGCCGAGGACGGCGGGGTCAAGGCGATGGTGCAGATGGCCCCGCCCCGGTACCAGATGACGGTGATCCCGATCGAGAAGTCGATCCTGTTCCGGACCGCGATCGCCAAGGGCAACCCGGAGGGCTACAGCCTGCTCCGCAACGCCTACCGGCCCTGGTACTTCAAGAAGCGGCTGGAGGAGTTCGAGGCGATCGGGGTCGAGCGGGACCTGGCTGGTATGCCGGTCGGTCGGGTCCCGGCCGACTACCTGACCGCGGCCAAGGGAACCCCCCAGGCGAAGACCGTGGACGCCTTCAAGAAGATGGTGCGCGGGGTCAGGCGGGACGAGAACGAGGGCCTGGTGCTGCCCACCCAGTACGACCCGGACACCAAGCAGCCGCTGTTCGACTTCGAGCTGATGAGCTCGGGAGGCTCCCGGCAGTTCGACACCAACTCCATCATCACCCGCTACGAGCAGCGGATCCTGATGACCGTGCTGGCCGACTTCATCCTGGTCGGGCACCAGGACACCGGCTCCTACAGCCTGCACACCGACAAGACCGGGATCTTCCGGGCCGCGCTGAACGCGATCGCGAAGGCCATCGCGGACACCCTGAACCGGTACGCCGTGCCCCGGCTGTTCGCGATGAACGGCTGGAAGCTGGACCAGCTGCCGCGGTTCGAGCCGACCAACGTGGACCCGCCCGCACTGGACCAGCTGGCCGCCTTCATCTCGGCCACCGCCGGTGCCGGCATGCAGTGGTTCCCGGACCCGGAGCTGGAGAAGTACGTCCGCGAGATCGCCCGGCTGCCGGAGATGACCGAGGAGGACGTGGACTACAAGCGGGCGATGCTGGAGCAGCAGCAGGCGATGGAGTTCGCCGGCAGCCAGATGGAGATGCTCGGGATGCGGCAGAAGGCCGAGCTGACCGCGCAGGGGTTCAGCCCGGAGCAGGCCCAGATGCACGCCGAGCAGCCCACCGCCGAGATGGCCCAGCAGTACGCCGTGGACGGTGCCAATGCCGAGCAGGAGGGCGAGGCGGCCAGGCGGCTGCACCCGGTGGGCCAGGCCGACGCCGCCGACGCCCAGATGCAGATGCAGATCGAGCAGAGCCGGGAGGAGATGAAGAACGCTCCCCCGCCCGCAGACCCGAACGAGGAGAAGCGGTTCGCGCGGGAGAAGGCCAAGGCCGACCAGGACGAGAAGTACGCTGCGGTCGGACACAAGCGGGAGACCGAGAAGATGAAGCTCGCCGACCAGTTGGCCGAGCGCAAGCACCAGCGGGACATCGCTGCGCTGCGGGAGAAGAAGAAGCAGGTCGGTCGCCCGGACAAGCGTCCTGCTGCCAGGGTGGTCCCGGCGAAGAAGACCGCGAAGAAGCCACCTCCGAAGAGGGGGAAGTGAGATGCCGTTCCAGAGCGTGAAGCAGCGCGGGTACCTGCTCGCGCACCCGGAGATCACCGACAAGAAGGGCCGGTCGGTGGGCCGGAAGTGGCTCAAGGAGCACGGGACCAAGGTCGAGAAGAACCGGGGTGACGGCTGGCTGAAGCCGGTGGTGGCCGGCACCGTCGCCGGTGGTCTGGCCAACCAGTTCCCCCGGGTCCAGGACATCGAGCGCGAGGCCCGACGGAAGAAGAAGCGCAAGGGCGTGACCAAGCGGCTGGACACCCCGGACTGGCCCGAGGACGGGTTCTTCAACACCAAGGCGGCCCAGCAGGCCTACGACCTGGTGATGAAGATGGACCGCGACACCGCCGAGATGTTCGTGACCTGCGTAGTCTCCGACGCGCTCGAGGCCGACATCGAGGCCAACCGGCGGACCCTGCAGAAGCACCTGAACGAGGTGGTGGCCAAGCAGTTCACCGACCTGAAGCGAGCCACCATGCGGGTGGTGGCCAAGAGTGGGGACGGCGAGCAGGAGCAGGTCGAGTTCGCCCAGGCAGTCTCGGCCCTGGAGGAGATCTGCAAGGCGGGGGTGGTCTCCAAGGTCAAGACCCCCTACGACTACGGCTTCGTCTTCCGTGAGGACCTGATCCGGCGTGACCCGGGGTCCGGGCAGTTCCAGACCAAGATCAAGCGCACCCAGGTCCGGCCGATCAACGACAAGACGGCTGCGTCGATGGGGATCCCCGAGCACACCACGGAGAACAAGCCCACCAAGTTCACGCCCAAGCAGAAGGCCCAGTACCAGGACGAGTACCGGCAGCTGGCCCACTTCCTGGGCTCGGTGGCCCAGTCCACCCAGAACTCCGGGGACACCCGGATCGACCTGCACTTCGAGGACGACCAGGGCAACCAGTGGATCGAGGAGGCGACCAGCACCCGACCGAAGCCGGGGCTGCTGGACCCCCGGGACCGGAACCTGCGCGGGGTCACCGCCTACCCGAAGACGCTGAACCTGGGTGGGGCAGCGTTCGGTCTGAGCGGTGCGCTGGGCGGTGGGCTGTCCCCGCAGCGGGTGGGCCAGATCAACACCGCGGCCGCCCAGATGCCGTCCTTCGCCCAGGCCTGGACCAGGGACTACGGCCACACCGACACCAACGCCCGGCTCTACGGCCGGACGAAGGCCGGAGGGCAGCTGCTGACCGAGGTCGCTCCCGCCGGGTCCAAGGCGAACCTGGCCGGGCACTTCGGGCGGTTCGTGGGCCAGTACGGCCCGCAGGCCGAGGCGGTGATCGGGCCGCCGGCGCGGAAGACTGCCTACCGCTACCGGGGCACCGAGAAGAAGCCGGACGAGAAGATGGTGGAGGCGTACCGCCAGGAGGTCAACCGGCAGATGGCCTTCCGGAGCGGCTTCGGTGATGAGGAGACCCAGACCGCGGTCAAGACCGCTCAGACCAGGGCGCTGAAGGCCGAGCAGAACAAGATCGCCGACCGTGAGGGCAAGCCGGTCGAGGCGGTCCGGATCCCGGAGGACCGGCGCAGGCAGATCCTGGACGCCACCAAGGCCAAGGTGCGCAGCGTGCAGCGGCCGGGCAAGCCCACCTGGACCGAGCAGAACGCGGCCAGCGCCGCGATCATCGACCATCTGCAGCGCCCGACCTCCGAGGGTGGAGCGGCCCCGGAGAAGAAGCTGTACAACCTGCAGCTGGCCTCGGGGAACGTCCCGCCGAGCGAGGGCGTGATCTTGGACCGGGACGGCCAGATCGTGACCCAGGCGATCGGCTACGGCGACGACCACTACCTGCCGTTCAACCTGAAGAACCTGAAGGCGCTGAAGGGCGGCTCCTACATCCGGAACCGCTCGGTGGGCGGGCTGACCAGCGAGGACATCTACACCGGCCTGGTCTCGGGCGCGCGTCAGGTGACCGTGGTCTCCCGCTCGGGGGTGTTCACCATGGAGTTCGAGCCGGACTTCCGTGGTGCTCGCCGGCACAACGACAAGGCCGCCCGGATGACTCGGCGCTACGAGCAGCTGCTGGACGCGGTGCAGTCCGAGCAGGTGGAGCGGCAGGGGATCGACCCCGATGTGCGCGCGGTGATCACGCAGAAGGTCAAGGCCGAGGCGGACACGGTGGGCCGCGGGGTCATGACCAACGCCGACATCCGAGCCGAGGTCAAGCGCCGGATCCAGGACTACCAGGCCAGTCCGGAGCTGGACGACGACACCGAGGAGATCATCCAGCTGATCGTGAACAACCGGACCGCCGGGCTGACCAGCCCGGACTCGAAGAAGATCCGGGCCACGGTCGAGAACGAGATCGCCCGGGACAAGGAGTACCGGTACCGGTTGAACGGCAACGGCTACGCCGCCGCGCTGGATGGCCTGCGCGAGCAGTTCCCGTACTACATCAAGGTCCGCAGCGTGCCGACCAAGGAGCTGGAGCGGTTCGAGACCGAGCGGGACCTCGGCTACATCGAGCCCGGGAAGATCCGTCCCACCGCTGCGGCCGCCGGTCTGTTCGGCAACGTCGGCGCGATCCAGACACCGAAGTACGACAAGATGGGCGGCAAGCTCTCGGCCCGGGACACCAACACCTACAAGCCGGCGTTCGTCCAGCCGGAGGAGCCCACCGCGGAGCCGACGGAGACTTCGACCGAGACCGCTGCCGAGACCGGGGAGAAGAAGCCGGAGACGGCTCCGGTGCCGACCACGATCGGTGCGATCAAGGAGCAGGCCAAGTACGACGACGCCGCGGTGACCCTGCAGCAGGCGATCAAGGAGCACATCGACCTGAGCCAGGACCAGCTCGCCAGCAAGTGGTACGGCCTGGGGTCGGGCGAGTTCCGGGCGTGGATCCAGAACAAGGAGAACCAAGCCGACTTCGACCAGTACGTGACCACCCGCGCGGCCGAGATGACCGCGGGTGGTACCGACCCCAGCGCACTGCACCGCGCGGCGGTGGTACAGCCGATGGCCGGCTACAAGCAGGCCTCGGGCCGGCTGGGGCAGAAGGCGTACGAGCGGATTCTGAGCCAGCAGTGGGGAGACAAGCCGTACGGCGGCTTCGCCGGTCCGGCGTATGAGGCCGGTGCCGACGAGGCGACCCGGCACAGGGAGCTGACCCGGCTCAGGGCGGACCGGGTGGGCGTGGTCAACCTGAAGCCGATCAGCCAGATGACCGACAAGGAGCTGGAGCAGGAGGTAATCGCGGTCTCCCAGATCCGGCGAGTGCTCGGCGGCTTGACCGGCCAGCCCACCTTCGAGCAGAAGAAGGAG